GCTACCGTCGGTGTTCTCGACTGGCATCGAGCTACCCCGAGGGGAGGCCTGACATGGGTACACGGAGATTCGTCCGGCTCGACCACCGCGTCGCGACCACGGTCCTGGCTGATGTGACACCCGCCGAGGCCGCCGGACACCGCCGGACCGACGCGCAGATGCGCGCGGTCGCGCGCAGGGCCGCACGCCGCAGCCGCAGGCACCCCGAGCAGGGCCGGCCGAGTCTGCTTCCCAACCTCGCTGACATCTCCATGGCCGCCCTTCTGGGGCTGGACTCCCCTGCGCTGCGTAAGGCGCTGGCCCGGGTGATGGGCGAGGCCGTCACGGGTCCGCAGGCCGCAGCCGGGTTCAACTCCGCCCTCTGAACCCACCGGCCCGCGCGCGGGCCGGTGGCCGCCCGTACGCGGCTGTCGTGACCGCCCTGGGGGTTGAGGGGACGGGGTGCGGCCCTGCCCGGCGGGAGGCCGGACAGGGCCGCGGGGTGGGTCATGGCCGGCTGTGCGGTGGCCGGGCCGCTGCCGATGGTACGGCCACCCCCCTGGGGCGGCCTACGGGACGCGCGGGGCCACCCGGGCCGGGAACCCTTCCGTCTGCATGTTGCATCCAGCAATGCGACGGGTGGACGATCCCCCCCATGACCCCAACGCCCAGCCCCGTCGCCGCCCGCCGCCGGCTCGCCGCCGAACTCCGCCGAGCCCGAGCCGCCGCCGGCCTCACCCTCCAAGCCGCCGCCGCCCACCTCGAATGCTCCGGCGCGAAAGTCGGCCGCATCGAGAACCGCCTCGTCGGCGCCTCCATCGTCGACGTCCGCGCCCTCGCCGACCTGTACGGCGTCACCGGGGCCGCCCTCGACGCCCTCCTCGGCCTCGCGCGGCAGGCCCGCGGCCGGGGCTGGTGGCACGCCTACGGCGACATGATCGGCGACGCGTTCGCCACGTACATCGGCCTAGAAGACGAGGCCGCGGGCGTGGACACGTACGAGGGGTACGTGATCCCCGGACTGTTGCAGACCCCGGCCTACGCGCGGGCGGTCATGCAGGCCCGCCGGGACGACCCGCCCGAGACCGTGGAACGCGGCGCGGCCCTGCGCGCGACCCGGCAGGAGATCCTCGACCGGCCGGAGCCGCCCACGCTGCGGGCCGTCATCGACGAGGCCGCCCTGCTGCGCCCGGCCGGCGATGGCGAGGCGGCGGCGGGGCAGTACCGCCACCTGCTCGACCTGGCAGCCCGACCGTCGGTGACGGTTCAGGTGCTGCCGCTGGACGCCGCGCCCGTGGACGGCCGGGTGTCGTTCACGGTGCTCAGGTTCGCGGACCCCGGGGAGCCGGCGGTGACGTACGCGGAGCTGTTGACGGAGGCGTACCTGGTTGACCGGGCGGAGGACGTGGGCCGGTACGCGGCGCAGTTCGACGCGCTCCGCGGCGCGGCGCTCGACCCGGAGGCGTCGGCGGAGATGATCCGTGGGCTGCTGGCGGCGTCCGAGGGCGGGAGGGTCGTGACGGCGACCCGCCGCGGCTGACGCGGCGCGGTGATGCCGTCTTACCGGCGGGTGGCTCGGCGACGGTCGTCGAGCCATTGCCGCAGGTCACCCGGGCTGACTTCGCCAGCGGGCCGGCCGCGGCCCATGTCGATCCCGGCCTCGCGGTACGCGCGGACCTGAGCCTCCGAACACATCACCCGGCCACCACGCGGGGGGCCGTCGTTGCCGTACAGGGGCGGGAGCGGGGCGGCGTGGCGCCACGGCAGGAGCCGCCTAGCCCACCACCGGCCGACGAACCCGGCGATCGCGGGCCAGTCGTACCCGGCACCCAGCAGGCCCACGGCGTAGGCGACGATCGCAGCGCGCCGCGCGTCGACCAGGTCGACGTCGGACCACACGAACTCCTGCGGACGGGCGACCCGGCGACGGCAGCCAGCCGGCATGGGTTCGATGATGACGATCTGCCCGTCCGGCCGGACCTGCTCACACGTCGCCGCGTGACCGTATCGGGAGAACGTGCCGAGCCTCACGGCTCGCATCGCCCAGCCCGACCCCGCCGCCAACCCGAAGTCCCCCTCCCGGGGGGCGAACGCCACCGGTCAGACGCCCGGGGCCAGCGACGCGCTGTCCTTGCGGCTGACAGCCTTCGCGACGATGCCCTTGAGGACGGCCAGGACAGCGACGATCCCCGCCACCGCGGCCTTCTTCGGCACCGACAGGTTCGTGATCTGGTCGATCTGGAACCAGCCGCCGGCTACCAGGGTGCCGGCGAACGCCTCGGCGAACGTCGCGGCGACCCGCTCGGCGAGGTCCTTGGCGTAGGTGGCGGCCTGGCCGGGAGTGGGGGCGGAGTGGGGCATGGGGGCTCCTGTCAGCGGCCGATGTCGACGGCGATCCGGTGGGCGATCCATTCCGCGGGGGTCACGCCTGCCCGCGCAGCACGCGCCACAACCACCGCACCCACGTGACCGGGGAGTACCACGGCGGCGGAAAAGGGCGCGGCCCCGGCGGGATCGGGTCGGGGGTGACGTGGACGGGGAACGGCCGGCCGGTGATCTGCTCGAACGCTGCGGCGAACGCGGCCAGGTCGAACCCGGCGCGGAACCCGGGGTGGTCCAGGTGCTCGGGGAGGAGGACGGCCCACGCCTCGTCGCGCTGCGCGTCCAAGAAGCGGGCGGTCATGTGGACGCGCTTCTGCCACGACGCGCAGTCCTCTTCGGCGCGGCCGGCAGCCGAATAGGCGCCGGTGGGGACGCAGTGACCACCGACTGCCGGGCCGGGGGCCTCGTCCCACACGCCGTTGTCGAACTGGTCGCCGACCTGCGCGGCGGTCAGCGTGAGGCCGTTGACCGGCCCCATCGCGAGCCAGGCGGCGGCCTTGAGCATCTCGTCGTCCGCGGTCGACACGGCGGCGAACCCCAGGATCAGGCCCTTGCGGGTGAGCCAGGCGAGGAAGTCCTGGATGACCATCCCGCCGTCGTGATCGCTGCCGGGACCGTTCGTGTCAGCCGACGCGGCGGGGTCGAAGGCGGGGTTCTGGGTGCGGTACCAGGCCACGATGTCCTGCTCGCTGGCCTGCACGGCGGTGCCGGTGAGTAGCTGGGTGGCCATCCGCCGGAAGTGATCGAACGCCGTCGGTACACAGGTGCCCGCACGGTCGTTCAGGTCCATGGCCAGCGCGACGCCGTCCATCAGGTCGGCGGCGAGCGGGTGCTCTGGCACGCCGCGGACGGCGCCGGTCGAGCGGAGCAGGAGCCGCGGCTTGAACGGGTCGTTCGGGCGGAGGCCGAGTTTCCGGGTCGGGTGGCCGTGGACGCCCTGCGCGGGACCGGTCACTGCTCGACCCGCTCGGGCCAATGCCACGTGCCGCCGGCCTTGCCGTCCTCGTCATGCGAGCACTCGTTGAAGAACTCGCCCGTGGGGCTGAGCACGGCAAGCGAGCAGGCATCCTCGATGAACCACTGGCGTACGTCGCGCGCCCGGTGCCCCTCGGTCGCGTCGTGCGCCGCGACGTGCGCCGTTTGGACGGTCACCCAGCACCCGACCTCGGTGACCATTGCGGCTCGACACGTGCTCGCGTACTCCCCACCCGGGGTTCCATATGACCGATAATGGACAATCCGGCCCACGCTGGGGGTCATCCGACGGCCTTCCCGTCGCGGCGGATCTCGACACCGTCCAGCGTCGGAACGACATCGAGGATCCGCTGGTCGGCCAGGTACTGGACGTGCATGACCAGCGCGGAGTCCGGTCGGGCGTCGATGACCACGCGGACGATCTTCTCACCCGACGGAAGCACCCCCGCGGCGACCAGTGCCTGAACGAACGCCGGCCCGCTGATCACGCTCACGTCGTCGACCTAGGTGGGGTGAACGCGGTCCGGAACCGGGCCATCACCGCATCCGCCACCTGCGCGGGGTACCCCGGGTCACCAGGGTTGCCGCCCTGACCGGCGATCTCCCGCACCGCCTCCGCCACTGCGGCCTGCATGGCGGCCTGCGACTGCGCCACCGCCGCGAGGACCTTGGCCTCGTCGTCACCCAGGGCGGCGACCTTCGACGTCACCGTCGCCAACTGGGCGGCCACGCCGGTCAACTGCGCCGCGGTCGCGGCCAGGCTGGACTTCAGCGGCGCGAGCTCGTCCTGCAGGTACTGGTGGGTGGGGTCGGACAGGGCGGTGATGACCTCCTGCCGGACCATCGACTTCACCACGTCAGACGTGAAGTAGGCCTTCAGGTCGGCGACGTCGGCTGCGGACATACTCGTGTCCCCCTCCCCCGGCCACGGCCGGAGCGTGCGGTTGAAGTCGCAGCCCATCGGCAGCCCGGGAATCCCGAGACGGGTCGACGTGTACTGCCTGGCCCAGACCTGATCCCGCGCCCAGCCGTCGGGCAGCTCGATCTGGTCGTCGGGCTGCCCCGGCGTGTAGTCCGACACCCAGCCGACGCGCCAGCCGACGGGGAGGATGTCGAGGCGGACGGTGTTCGGCCGGGTGTGGGAGTCGAACCACGGCGCGGAGTACACGCAGCCGTCCAGGTACCCGGACGCGGTCGCGCGGCGGGTGAACGCGACCGCTGAGGCGCGAGCGCGTGACGGCGTCAGGACGTCCTCGGAGTCCAGGCACAGCCGGTCCACCCCGCCCGGGCGCAGCCGCCCGCCCGCGCCGTTCAGGAGCCGGGAGATGAACCAGTCGAACTGGGCGCCGCCGTCGGACGCGGCCCGGTCGAAGTGGTAGCCGAGGAACCACCTGCCGCGGCGGACGGCGGTGTCGTAGGCGCCGCGCCACGTCGGGTCTTCGTAGCCAACCCCTTCGGTGATCTTCCAGGCGATGCCCAGGTAGCCGGCGTCGAAGTAGCGTTCGGCGGTCGCCGCTGCCGCGGCGTAGGTCTGCGCGGCGGGGGTCTTGGCCGGAAGCGCCCATGCGGCGGTGTCGCGGCGGAGGCCGACTGGCCGGAAGTGGGAGAAGTCGCCGAACTCCTCGGTCACGGCGTCACCGGGGCAGGGCGCGGAACGGGCGGCCAGGGGACGTGGGGTTTGGGGCCGGTGCCGTCCCACGGCACGGCGTAGCCCTGGTCGACGAGCCACGCGCCGACGTTCCACACCCTCGCCCCGCTCGGCGCCGGCTCGGTTACGAGGACGTCGGCGTCGAACCGGCCGGCGTACTTGTCGGCCTTGACGGAGCGGACGGTCACGGGGCCGAGGCCGAGGATGGTCGCGAGGCCGGCGCGGGCCTCTGGTCCGCCTGGCTCGGTCAGTTCGGCGGCATTGATCCCGTTGATGCGGCAGGACATGCGGACGGTGACGTAGAAGCCCAGGTCGACCGCCGCCGTGAAGGTGTCCCCGTCGATCACGGTCACGACGGTGGCCGCGCGGACGTACTGGTCCTTCACGTCGCCTCCCGGGCGGAGGGTAACCCGCAGGGGTGATCCACTGCGGGAGGTTGCGCGGGGAGTATCGCCGCGCTCCGGCGACCCTGCGACCAGTACCCCGATTTAGGGTACTGCGGTAAGATTCTGGCGTGATCGAACCCCCCAACATCGCCGCGTTGAGCCTCCCCAACAGGTACAGCGCACGGCGAATCCGCGAAGCATCAGGGTGGACACGGCAAGCGGTCGCCGCCGCCCTCGGCGTACACCAACAGACCGTTGTCGAATGGGAGCTCGGAATATCCGTCCCCGGCCGACGCCACATGTGGCCGTACGCCGACCTGCTGGACCGGCTGAACCAGATGGGCTCGCAGGCGGCGACCGGGTGAAAAAGCGGCGAGGCCGCCCAGTTTGCGCCTGGGCGGCCAGTTACCACTATCTCCGCGTCCCCAGTGTAACGACACCGGCTAGTCAGCAGCCGGTGTCGCCCAGACGGGGCGCCAGATGAGCCAAGGCGAGCGGCATCTCAAGCTCGTGCGACGCGCGCCCCGGTCCCGCCCGCTCGCTACCCCGGTGTCCGATATGCGGAAGTGGCGGGACGCCCTGTTGAGGTCGCCGCTGACTCCCGCGGAGAAGCTCGTGCTGTTGCTCGCGTCCGAGGGTGCGACAGCGGCGGGGGATGTGCCGATGGACCACGGCGCGCTGGCCGAGCGGCTCGGGACCGCCACCCGCACTGTCCGGTGCCACCTGGGGACGGCCCGGGCGGCGGGGTGGCTGGGCGAGTACCCGTCGATCAAACCGGCGAGCACCCGCACCGGGCGAAGGCCGATGCACTACCGCGCCATGATCCCGAACGGTGGCTAGAGGTCGGCCAGTGTCCTCTTCGGACAGTGGCTACAAACCAAAGCACCGTTCGCGGCCGCAGGTCGGCCACTGTCCGAGTTGGACAATGGCTACAGGTCGGCCACCGTCCGGGTGGGGCAAACCGGGGCATGGGTGGGCGAAAGTTGCCGCTTCTCTAAGACGACACCTGAGAGCCCTACCGGACCACGACTACCCGCCCACCTCGCGACCGCAGGCGGAGACACGCGCGTGGGCACGCGCAGATGCGCGCGTTCACGTCGCGGTCGGCCGCCAGGTCGACCCTCCGGAGGAGCAACCCACGAGACAAGCCCACCCAGAACCACGCGCGCCACGGCACCACCACCAGACCACCCGCACCTCACCCCACGCGTGAACTACGGGAGCCCGGAGGTAAGCCCGGGAGGGCACGCAGACAGACCACCCTGATCGTTCGAAGTTCAAGGACCACGACGAGACAGCACGCGCGCCCGGCAACCGGCGTCCCCCGGCCGACCTACTCGCGTTACGGAGCTAGACCACAGACCGCGCGCGCGAGGCCGCCACGGCCCAGCTACGGGCCGTGGCGGCTCGCCAACACAACCGAGATCACACCGAAGATCAGCACCAGCAGCACCGACACCGCCCCCAGCACCGCACCCAGGTTCAGCCTGGTCTCACCCGTCTGCGCCTTCACGCCCTGCGCCTCGTACTGCGCCCGCCGCAGGTCCGCGATGTCCTTCTGGATCGGCTCCAACGCCGCCGCCAGCGCCGTCGTCGCCGCAGCCGCAGCGGCGGCGACCTGCGTCCGCAACGTCTCGGCGGACACCGCGACCTGGGTGGCGAGGGTCGCGGCGGCCTGCGCGGACACCTCAGCGGCCCGGTTCACCGCCCCCACGTCGACAGCCCGGATCGCGTCGATCCGGGCGGTCTCCGCCTCCCGCAGCTTCGTGTCGTACACCGCCCGCAGTGTCGACATGTCCCGGACGTGGCGTTCGGCGGCTTCGCGGAGGTCATCTTGGCGTTGGATGGCGGATCTGACGAGGGAGAGGACGTTGCGGGTGGGGTCGCCGACGCGCTGGCCGATGGGGTCGCCAGCCGACCCGGGGCCGCCCCCGATGGGCGGGTCATCGGCGTCCGGCACCCCATGATCGTCCCACGAAAGGGCTGGTGGGGTGCGTGGACGTTGGCTACGGGCCTCCGCGTGCGAGGCCGCCGGACACGGCGCCACAGTGCGACGTCCGGGGACGGCATGGACGAACTCCGAGACCAGTACGCCGCGGGCCGCAAGGCCATGATCGATGCGTTCGCCGAACTGACCACCCTGGCCCTGCGGGCAGGCGTGGACGAAGACGCGGTCACGGCTCTGCACGGGCAGTTTTTCGACGGCAACGTGGAGGCCAAGCGCGCCTGGCGGACCTGCCTACTGCTGGCCGAGATCCTCACGCCCCGGGGCAGCGCCTGAGCCTTCGCGAGCGTGCTTGCCATCCGAGATGTAGCGCGCTACGATTCAGGCATGACGCAGACGACCGAGGCAGCCGTTCTCAACACCCTCCACGCCATCGCCGACAACTACGGCGGCTACCGCGACGCGACCGCGACCACTGACAGCACCGGCCAGGTCGACGCCTACGTCGCAGGCGCCGACTGGTACGTCCGCCTCACCTACACCCTGGCCGGCAACGCCGCCACGCTCCTCGACCAGAAGGGCTCGGACGCCTGGATCACCGGCCAGGCCAGCAGTGCCGTCCTGGCGACCCTGAGCGACCGCGGCTACTGGGCCGCGTAACCCACGGGCCGAAACGCCCCGAGGGGCGTTCGCCAGTCACGCTGACGAGGCCCTGACCGTCACCCGCATCCCCGGAAGGAACCAGCCGTGAGCGTCAACTACTACCTCCGCACCGACCAGGACAACGGCATCGCCAAGGACTCCGACGGCGACCCTGGCATCCACCTCGGCAAGTTCTCCGGCCAGCGCTTCCACGTCCGCGCACGCCCCGGCCAGATCGACAACTTCGACCAGTGGACCGCACTCGTCCGGACCGGCACCGTCGTCGCAGAGCACGGCCTCGAAGAGCACACCGAGGAGTGGCTCGACTGGGTCCTTCAGACCGCCCAGAACGGCCGCCACGAGTGGCCGACCGGTGAGCAGTACGTGGACTGCGGCCTGATCTTCTCCCCGTACGAGTTCTGCTGATGACCGCCGACGCCGCCGGCCGGGTCGCGGAAGCCACCGCCGCCCTCGCCCTCGCCTCCGTCGCACTGGCCGAGCGCGACGACGCGTGGCGCGCGGCCATCCGCGCCGCGCTCGCGGACGGCATGGACGCTCCCACCGTGGCCCGCCTCGCCCGGATCTCCGTGTCCCGCGTGTACCAGATCCGCGACGGCCGCCGCACCGGACCAACACCCACCACGGAGGCGGCGCAGTGACCACCCGCCGAGGCGTGCTCGCGGATCTCGCGGTCGGGGTCTACAACGCGACGCCGCTGTGCGTGGCGCTGCTGGTCATCCTGTTCCCGTAGACCGGCCGACCCGAGCGCCCTCACCGCTCCCGCCGATTGTCAACTACGCTTACACCATGTACACGGACCCGGCCGCCGCGCGGACCGAACTCGCGGCGGCCCGCGCGCTCCGCGACGAAGCCGAACCACGCTGGCGCGCCGCCATCGTCGCAGCCAGACGCGCTGGCGTCCCCGCCGCAGAGGTGGCGCTGATCGCCGGCTGCACACGCCAGCGTGTCCACCAGATCGAAGCCGAACTAGCAAACCGCCTTGACGCCGGCCAGTCAGGCGGCCTACTGTGAGCGAGTCCGACGCGAAGACCGGGGGCTACTTCACTGGTAGCGAACCGCCTCCGGTCACCACGGTTCTCGGACGCCTGACACGCAAGTGAACGGGCAGACGCGCAGGAACGGCGTACTTCCCTTTGGAGGATGAGGTCGCGGGTTCGAGTCCCGCCGCCCCGCATGGCTTCGGCCCTGGGGTGTAGCTCAGCGGTAGAGCGCATACGTTCGCTGCTCCGACACGGTTCTCTGCCCGACCCAACTGCATAGCGGCGCCGACGCGAAGACGCGGGCTACTTCCAAACCGTGGGTCGTGGGTTCGAGTCCCACTCCCGCCTCCGGGCGGGGTAGCTCAGACGGTAGAGCAATGGTCTCCAACGCCCTCGTCGTCTCAGGTTCTCGGCGCCGTACCAGTTGGCCGCGCGTGGCAGGCGTCCCCCGACACGATGGGGAGACGATGTCCAAGTTCGACAAGGCCGCACGCACCCCGGCGCAGACCAGCCCCGTGACCACCACCGGGCGCACGCTGACCGCCGAAGGCGGCCCCGGCTGGTCCCGAGACGTCAAGAGCGAACTGTTCCTGCTCGCCGTCACCAACATGGTGGGCGAGCAGACCTTCTACGAGACCGGCCCGGACCGCGACAGCAGGTTCGCGCAGCTCGTCCGGCAGGCCACCGCGCAGGACCCCGACTGGACCGCCCGCCTCATCCGCTGGCTCCGCGCCGACGCCAACATGCGCTCCGCCAGCCTGGTCGCGGCGGCCGAGTACGCCCACGCGGGCGGCCCGAACGTCCGCGTCGTCGTCGCCTCCGCGTTGCAGCGGCCGGATGAGCCGGGGGAGTTCATCGCCTACTGGCACGCCCGGTACGGCCGGACCCTGGCCGGCGGGAAGCAGCGCGGCCTCGCCGACGCCGCGCTGCGCCTGTACGACGAGCGGGCCGCGCTCAAGTACGACGGCGCGTCGCACGCGTACCGCCTCGGTGACGTCATCGAGCTGGCCCACCCGAAGCCGGCTGCGGCGTGGCAGCACGACCTGTTCCGGTGGCTCCTGGACCGCCGCCACGGCCGCAGCGACCCGCGCGTCGGGGAGTCCCTCGCCGTGGTGCGCGCAAGGGCCAACGCCGAGACCGTGCCGGCCGCTGAGCGGCGCGCACTGCTGGCCGGTATGGAACCGCCCGCCCGGGCCGAGTTCGTGCGTGCGGCGGGTGGGACGTGGGAGTGGCTCGCCGGGTGGATCCAGGGGCCGATGGACGCGCTCGCGTGGGAGACCGTGATCCCGTCGATGGGGTACATGGCGCTCCTGCGGAATTTGAGGAACTTCGACGAGGCCGGCGTCTCGGATGCGGTGGCCGCGCAGGTCGCCGGCCGGCTCTCCGACCCGAAGCAGGTCGCCAAGTCTCGGCAGTTCCCGCTGCGGTTCCTGTCCGCGTACAAGGCCGCCCCGAGCTTGCGGTGGTCGTGGCCTCTGGAACAAGCCGTGCAGCACTCGCTGGCGAACGTGCCCGCGCTGCCGGGGCGGACGCTGATCCTGATCGACCTGTCCGGTTCGATGTGGTCACCCCTGTCCAACCGGTCCGACCTGCAACGGTGGGAGGCCGCCGCGCTGTTCGGGCTCGCGCTCGGACTCCGCGCCCAGCACGCCGACGTCCACATATACGGGTCGACGCACAGCCGCGTCACCCTGCCGGCCGCCGGGTCGCTGCTCCCGGCGGTGAAGGGCATGGTGTCGCTGGGCGGGACGGACACGTGGGGGACGTTCGCCCGGACGTGGGCCGACCATGACCGGGCGGTGATCCTGACTGACGAGCAGGCCCACCCCGGCCGTACCCCGGCGGTGGCGGCGCCGATCGTGACGTTCAACGTCGCCGGCTATGCGGCGGCGCACGTGGAGGCCGGGCCGAACCGGGTCACGGTGGGCGGCCTGACCGACGCCGGGTTCCGCATGCTCGACCTGCTCGACCGGCGGGCACGCGGCGACTGGCCGTTCTGACGCCAGAGTGCGGGGTCGGTCTCTCTGGCTGGCCCCGCACTCGCGCCCGAATGGCGGCCCGGACAGGCAACCCCCCGGGCTCGGGCGCCGGTATCGTCCCCGCGACCGGACACCAAGCCAGGGGGGCAACCAGTGATCCGACCGACCATCCGAGCCGTACTCGCAGCCGTGGGAGTCGCAGCCGCGGCGCTCGCGCTCACCGCATCAGGACCCGCAGCCGCCGGCCCCGCCGGACCGCAGACCAGCGGCCTCGCGCCGGCAGCCGCCGCATGCAAGACGTTCACCGCCACCAACGCCGCCGTGCAGACCCGCGTCGTCACCACCTCCGACGCCGCCCTCTACGCCAACACCCCGGCATGGGCCGACATGGCCTGCGGGACCACCACCGTCACCGCCCCCCGCGGGCGCACCGTCCTGACCGTCGTCCAGGTCGACGCGGAAGTGACATGCACCGGGGCGGACGGCCAGTGGTGCCAGGGACGGGTGCTGATCGGCAACGCCGACGGGGAGCCGCAGGCCCCCGAGCCCGACTCGTTCGCCTGGGCCAACAGCGAGCCCAACGCCGCGCAGTGGGAAGCCAACGGGTTCACCCGGGCGCGTGACCTGGCCTGCCCCGCCAAGTTCCCCCTGCCGGTTTGCACGTGGCCGGTGCGGGTCCAGGTCCGCACCCACGTCCCCGGGCTGCTCCTGCGCGTCGACGACTCCACCGTTCATCTGGCCGGCACCTACCACTAGCCAACGAGCCGGCCGGCGCGCGGGATCAGACCGTGCCGGCCGGCGGCCCGTCCCCGGCCTGCTCCACCCGCGTCACCCGCGTCGCCGTCACCGCGTTCTCCGCCCGCAGCCTGGCAACCTCGGCCCGCAGCTGCGCGACCTCCGCGTCCCGCCCCGACCGCAGCTCGACCACCTCGGCCCGGAGCCGGTTCACCTCCGCGTCCCGGTCGGACCGCAGCTCGTCCAGTTCCTCCTTGAGCCGGTCGAGCTCCTTCCGGAGCTCGTCCATCACCCCGGACTGCACCACCACCGCGCCCTGCGCGGCGTCGATCACGATCCGCCCCCGCTCCGGTTTCACCTTGAACAGCGCGACGATCCCGCCGCCGCCGCCCACGCCGAGGATCAGCGCGACGAGGCCGGTGAACCACGGCGACGTCACCGCCGAGTCGGCGGCCAGCCAGGTCACCGGCCGCCGTCCCGCATCGTCCCCGACGCCACATCCAGCAGCACCAGGACCCGCCCGCGGAACAGGTGGTAGGAGCGGACCGCGGCGGCCGTGGCGAACACGAACAGCACCACCGCGGCGTTCCACTGGCCCCAGCCCCGGACCACGGCCGTCGCCAGGCCGGACACCGCGGCGCCGGTGCCGAACGCCACGCAGCCGGCGGCCTCGACGTTCATCTGCGCCGCGGCGATCCCGGCGAGGATGAGCGCCCCGCCGGCGCCGTACATGGCGATCCACGCGTAGTCCAGCGGCGAGGCGAGGAGCGCGGCGGCCTGGACGCCGGGGCGGACGAAGAAGGTGACCGCGCCGTTGACGCCGAGGAGGGCGAGGACCGACGCGAATGGGACATCGGTGAGTCTGCGGCGGATGCGGCGTACGGTTGCGAGGCGGCGGGTCACCGTCTGACCTTGGGTGTCGCCGGGGTTCCGGCCATGAACTTCATGATCCCACGAGGTGCTTGCGTTGGGGGTGGTTGGCGTGCTGTCACGTCGTACTGTTCTGAAAGGTTCGGCGTTGACGGCCGCCGCGGCGGTGGCCGGGCCGGTGCTGCGGCCGGCTGCGGCCGTGGCGGCCGAGCCGCCTCTGGTCGGGTCTCACCGGACGTTGCCATCCGGGCGCAGGTACTGGCTGTCCGGGACGGGCGGGCCGCTGGTGGTCGGCTGCCACGGCTCCAACCTGACCGCGTCCAACGTGAACGCCGGGGTGTGGGTGACCGGCACCCCCGCGACGACGGGCTGGCAGCAGCACGCCGCGGCCAACGGCTACACCCTGGCGCTCGCCGAGGGGCTCCCCGGCATGGTGTCGTGGAACGTGGGCGGTGGGTGGCCCTCGGGGAGTCAGGACGACCTCGGGTACCTCCTCGACGTGGCCGCGGACGCCGTGGACGTGGCCGGCGCCGGCCCGGACACGTTCATCGGCGGGTTCTCCGCAGGCGCCGCGCTGGCGTGGCGCGCGGCCTGCGACCACCCGGAGGTATTCGCTGCGTGCGGGTCGGGGTCGGGGTGGGCTCCGGCGTACCCGTCCCATCCGGTGGACTGCTGGCACACCCACGGCACCGCCGACGGCACGGTGCCGATCCGCGGCGGCTACGTGCCGACGTTCCCGTACACCTTCCCCCCGGCGTACGACGAGGCCGCGCGGGCGCCGCGGGGGTCGCGGGTGGTGTTGGAGGTGTCGTCCGGTGGGCATGCGACGCCGGGATGGCTCGCGGACCGCTGGTGGCAGTTCTGGGTCGCCGGACGGTGAGCTACGGCCTAGCTACGGCCTGGCTCGGTACTCGCCGTGGTACCGCCCGTTACGGGCGGCGTGCCGTGGACGGTTGCGACCGCAAGCATCTCGGGGTGCGGCGTGCCCGGTGTCAGCGACACGTCCCAGCCGGGCGCGGGCAGCCCGTCGGCGTACTGGACCCCTGCGGCCTGCGTTCCGGCGGCCACCCTGACCGCGGTCAGGTCCTCGTCCGTGTGGTCGCCGACGGGCCACACCTCCAGGCCACCGACGGGCGACCGGACGATCAGGTACCAGTCCACGCGCACCCCCTCCTTAAGCGTTGGCGAGCCAGATCGACAACTGCGACGCCTCGTTCGTCACCGACGTGTTCAGGTTGCTGCCCTTGTTGTGGATCACCTGCACCTCCAGGTAGTCCCCGGCCGACAGTTGCACGAGCCGGGCCAGGCACAGCGCCGAGTTCAGCGCGCTGGAGCCGGGGCCGGTGGCGTAGCCAGCGGTCAGCGCCGACCCGTTCACCGTCAGCCGCACCCCTCGGACGGAGGCCGCGTCGGCGGTCATCGCCCCGCACGCCCCGACGAAGTACCAGCCCGTCGACACCGCCGTGTACCGCGAGGTGTTGACGCTGGTCGAGTGGGCGGATTCGTCGTCCACATCATCCACGTCGAACGTGACGCTGGTGTAGGTCGCGGTCGTGATGGCCTGCGCGACGGTCTGCCGCATCAGCGCGACCACCCGCGTGGGGACGTCCGAGGCGCGGACGATGTCACCGGCGGCTACCACGAGCGGCCTCTCATAACGCGTAGACGGCGAGGTCGGACAGCGGCACCAGATCCACAGCGGAGCCGGCGGGCAGCACCTTCGACACGCCGTTGACCGCACGGGTCACGGTCAGGGTCTGCGGCGTCGCAGCCCCGGTGACGGCGGTGACGGTGACCTGCTCCCCCGAGACGATCAGGTCGAAGTCGCCGTCGTTGTGCGCCCACACCGGCCCCGTCGGAGTAGTCACGGTCAGCGCGGTGTCGCCGGCTGCCGCGTCGGCGCCCAGGGTGGAGCCGTCGGTGGAGTACCGGCTCCCGGTCGAGTTGTACACGGCGACTTGCCAGGGCGACCCGGGGACGCAGTTCGCCACCAGGGTCCGGACGAACGCGTTCAGCGTCTCCGTGTAGCCCATTCCGAGTTGGACGATCGACCCGGGGGGCAGCCACGCCGGGGGGTGCGCGACGTCGACCCGGTCGCCGACGTCCAGCCCGACCACGGCGGCAGTGAGCGCGGCGGTGAAGTTGGCCCGGGCGAGGTTGACGCCGATCTGCGGGTACCTCGGCTCATCCACCGTCCCCTGGTGGAGCCGCCACCCGGCGTGGTCGGGCAGCACCCCGTCCGTGGCCACGTTCACCGTCACCGCCGTGTCGTACCTGCCGACGCCGTCGGGCGGGTCCAGCACGGACAGCGGCCCCGTGTCGTCCACCGCCGTCGCGGACGACCCGCCCGAGCGGGTCACGGTCCAGTCGTTGCGGGTCAACTGGTCGTCGTCGGTCGGGTCCAACTGCGACAGGTCCGCGGCGGAGTAGTCGAGGGTGACGCCGGCGGCCTGGTTGTACATCGACACCCTCGTGCGGTACGCCAGCCCGAACGTGGCGCGTGGCTCGTAGAGGACGCCCTGGTCTGCGGCTTCGCAGTCCCGCAGCAGGTCGACCAGTTTGCCGGGGGACTGCGCGCCCATCGCCGCCGAATCCGAGGCGGTGCCGACGACGGTCGCGGTGATGCCCTGCTCGGTGCACAGCCGCAGCACCCGCGCGGCGGCTGTCTCCCCCGCGTAGCCCGTGATCTCGGACGTGGCCGACGTGGCGTCGGCCACTGCGGTGTCAACGGAGATGTGCCCGAGCACGTCGGAGGCCATGTTCACGTGGCAGTCCATGTCGACCGTGGTCACGATCCCGGCGGTGCGGCCGATGAGGGTGCCGGTCTTCGACGTCACCCCCGCCGACGTGTAGAGCCGCAGCGCCCAGTCGATGTCCGCGCCGTCGGTAACGAGCTCGATGGAGATCCGGCCGACGTCGCCGTTCACCCCGGTGATCCCGGCGGAGGTGAACAGGTTCGCGGAGGACACGTCGAACGCGGCGAGGGTGATCGTTCCGGTGCCGGCGGTGTTGTAGTTCAGGTCCCACCTGCCCGCCGTCCCGGTAGTGCTGATCCGGGCGACGACGGCGCCGTCGGTGGTCCCGGCGGCAGGGATGGCCCAGGCGAACCGGATCTGCGTCGACCCGGTCGTGGTGTAGGCGGGGACGGTGCCGCGCCACCGCGAGGAGGCGACGACGGGCAGCGGAAGGGAGGAGCCGTAGGCGGTGGAGGTGGCGAGGGTGGGGGTGCCGGTGACGGTGAGCGGGGGTCCGCCGGTGGCGGAGGCGAGGGTGGTGGCGTCGGTGTCGTCTTCGCAGGGCCAGTACGCGACCGCGGTGCCGGCGGCGGTTATGGCGCGGTAGAGGACGGAACGGAGCGGAGCGACGCCCTGCTGCAACCTGCGGAGGATCCCGGCGGCTTGGACGGGCACCCACACGTCCTCCCCCGCCGACGTCCACTTGGACGGCCAGGCGGTGACCTCGCCGACGCCGCGGACGTCGTTCCCGACGCGCACTCTGGCCTGGGTGTTGCGGCCGATCTGCCCGTAGTACGGCCCGGTCGGGTTGCGTGGGCTGAATCGTCCGTCGCGGTTGTTCAGGGTGAACGCGACCAGCGTGGGGTCGACGGTGCCGCCTTCGGATGACCGGCCCCGGGTGACGGTGACGGCGTCGCGGGCGTACACCCCCGCCTGCCCCGTGTTCGGCCGGGTGACCTCGGCCCAGTTCCCGAACATGAACAGGTCGATGGCGAGCGGCAGCGGCCCGGCCGGGAACGGGGTCGGCGGGGCGGCCGGGTCCGCGGGCGTGCCGCCGGACGGGATCCCCGCGTGCCGCCACCACCACGCCGAACCAGACGGAGCCCTCACTCTAGGTAGTCCACCCAGGTCCGCGCCCCGACGCCGGTCGTCGGCGTGAAGCACCGGACTCGGAGGAACGTGGACACCGCGACCAGCGGCCCCATCCCCGGGACCGGCGGCCAGTTCTTCTCATACTCCAAAATGGACTCTCCCGACGCGGAGGACAGCGACCGGGCGTCGAACACCCGGGTCGCCGTGATCGACCCCTCTCCGGTGCTCGTGTAGCCGGTGTTGGTGGTGCCGAGGGTGACCAGCGACGCCGTGCCGTTCGGATCCCACTTCACGATCCCGGTCGACGTGTGCGCCGTCACCGTGGCGGCGACGTCAGTCTGGAGCAGTTCGAACACGGCGTCGGCGCCGGGCGGGTCGTCCAGGGTGTACCCCCAGCCGACGACCTGGAGCTGCCGAGTCGACGGCGGGGAGACCTGTAGGAGCGTCTCGATGGTGGTGTTGGTGGTAACCGCGGCGAGCGACGCCGTCGTCGGCATCGGTGCATTCCAAATGCGGTAGATAGGGATGGTTTAGCTCCTATTCGGGAAGACGACGTCGACCCCGCCGAGACCGCGGACGGTCTCCCGGAGCCAGTCGACGAACATGCGGTCCAGGCCGGACCCGCCCGGCTGGACCTGGATCACCACCTGGGAGCCGCCGCCGCCGGACGCGGCGGCCATGCCTTCGGACTGGCCGTGGGGGTACACGGTGGAGCCGTACGGCAGCCGGACGAGTTCCCGGCCGGCCTCGCCAACCCACGTCAGCCCACCCCTGGCGCCGCCGGTGTCCGCGCCGATGATCCCGCCCGACGCTCGGGCGTGCGCGCCAACGCCACGGACGGTGCCGACGTCGATCGCGATGGCCTTGCCCGTCAATGAGTTGATCTCCCGCTGGACTTTCTGCACCGTCCCGTTCTGTGAGACGAGGATCGACACGTGCTTGTCAGCGAGCTTCCCCAGTGCGGTCTTGATCCGGGCGGCGACGGCGGTCGCCCGGTCGATCGCCTGCACCACCAGCGCCTTCGAGTGGAGTTCGGCCAGGTGCTTCCGCAGCGTCGCGGCCTTGTCCGCCGCCTCGATCGCAGATTTCCCGAGCCCGATCAGAGAGTCGCCGGCCTTGTTCGCCGCAGTGGCCGCACCGCGCATCCCCGTGTCGACGCCTCGGCTGAACTTGTCGAACGCGTCCCGCGCGCCCTTGATCTTCGGACCGATGTCGGGGATCCACCCGAACGCCGCAGCCGCCCCGTGGACGATCACCCCGTACGCGTCCAGGACGACGTGGATCAGCTTCCCCCACCAGCCGATGATCGCCCCGATCGCCTTTAGTGCGGTCCCGGCCATGACCAGGAAGCCACCGCCGATGACGAGGAGCACGGTCCCGGCGATGGCGCCGAACTGTGCGAACGCGAACCGGTTGTCGTTGACCCAGCCGACGAGGCGTTTCATCGCCGGGCCGATCGTCTTGGACACGAACCCGGCGATGCCGCCGAGCGCGCCGCCGATGATCGTGGCGGTTTCGGAGGCGGCGCGCGCCCACTCCTTCCACGTCGGCATGTTCCGGCGGACGAACACGACGATCTGCCCTACCGCCGCCCCGATGTCGTAGAAGAGGCGGTGGAGGCCGGCGCGGCGGACGTCGTCCGCGGACGCCTTCATCAACGGGCCGATCGGCCGGATCCCGTCCCCCATCAGCTTCGCCGTGTCGCCGACCATCGGACCCAGGTCGCCGAACTCCGCGAGGACATCCCCCATGGGCTTGAGCCCGGACGTGGCCGCCCCGGCCGACGCGCCGATGTCGGCCAGGAATCCGCCCATCGGTTTCAACCCGTCCGAGGCGTCCTTGATGAACTTCCCCATCGGCCGGATCCCGTCCGAGAACCCCTTGACCGCCCCGGTCACAGCGGCGACCGGGGCCGCCACGGACGCGAACCCCACCCTTACTGCGGCGATCGCCTTCGGGAGGCCTTCGGCGAGGACGTGGACGAACCGTTCCAGCGTCGGGGCGGCTGCGGTGAACACGTCGATCGAGATGGTCTCCAGTTCGGACTTCAGCCCGGCGAGCGCACCCCCGACGCCTTTCATCCGCGCGGCTGCGACAGTGGCCGCGCCGCCGGACTTGCCGATCGACGCGGCCATCTTGTCCCACCCAGCCGCCCCCGACGCGGCCAGCACCCCCGCCGCGCGGGCCGCGTCACTGCCGAACGCGGTGGCGGTAGCGGCTGCGAACGCCTGCGTCGTCAGCCGGGCATGAGCCGCCGCGAGCTGACCGGAGATCACTTCCAGGCCGACGAACTTCCCCTGCGCGTCGAACGCGTGCACCCCGAGGGTCTCCAACGCCGTGGCGGCCTGCTTCGACGGGTGCGCCAGCGCCAGCAGGGCACTCTTGAGCGACGTGCCCGCGTCCGACCCGTGAATGCCGGCGTTCGCAAACAGAGCCAGCGCGGTCACCGTCTGGTCCACGCTCAGGCCGAACTGGTGCGACACCGCCGCCGACTGCTGCAACCCCAGCGCGAAGTCGCTGATCTCCCCCGTCGCGCTGTTCGCCGCGTTCGCCAGCACGTCTGCGACGTGCCCGGCCATCGTCGCCTTCAGCGAGAACGCGTTTAGCGCGTCGGCCTGGATCGTCGCCGCAGCCGCCCCCGAGATCTGCGCCGCCGCCGCAAGCTGCAGCGTCCCCTTCGCCGCGTCCATCGCCTGCTTCGCCGTGAGGTTGCCCTTCGCCAACTCGGTCATCGCCTGCGCCGCGTCGGAGGCGCTGGTGGCCGGCAGGCTCAGGTCGTTACCCAGGTCCCGGGCGCGTTTCGCCACCTCGGCCATCGTCGCGGCGGTGGCGTGGGTGACGGCCTGCATCGTGTTGAGCTGGTTCTGGTAGTCGATGCCGGCCTTCACGGTCGACACGGCCGCAGCTGCCACGGCGAACAACCCGGCGGCCAGCCCTGTGCGGGCGGCCATCCCCGCGGCAGACATCGCCCCGGCCATCCGGTGCGACGACGACGTGTGCCTGTCCGCCGCAGCCGAAGCGGCTCGGGTCGACTCCGCAGCCCTCGACTGATCTGCGGCGAGTTTCCGCGCGGCCTCGCCTGCGGCCCGGTCCGCCCGGGCGACCTTCTGCCCCGCCTCGTCCTGCCGCAGCAGCGCCTCGGTCAGCCGCTGCTGCGCTGTCCGGGCCTCCAGCGAGTCCTTACCGAATTTCTTCTCCGCCTCCCCGGCGGCCTTCGCCGACGCCTCCACCCGCAGGTTCGCTGCGGTCATCTCCACCGCGGCGCGCTTCACCCCGCGCGTCGCCGAGTCGAGCGCCGCCTGCGAGGCGTCCCGGCCGCGCACAACGATCTCGACGTCATTCGCCATACGGGCCGGTCACCTCCTCCGGTCGGGCACCCAGGTCGCGGATGTGGAGCAGCCGCAGCACGGACGCGTCCTCCGCGAGCAGTTGCGAGGGGAGGCAGTGGAACGTCTCGCACAGGGCGAGCACGGTCTCCGCCTCCTCCAGCTCTACGGGTTTGGCGACAACGGTTCCATCGGGATGGACGCCTCCACCGACGGCGGACCAGAGGCGGAGGTCCCGGCCAAAGGGTCGGCGACCCCGGCGACCGCCTGCATCCACGCGTTGATCACCTGCAACGCGAAGTCGAGACTGAGGGACCGGAGGCCCTCGTACGTCGCCGGCACCGGCTGCCGGCCCACCCCGTCGGCGTCGGCCGTGTCCTCCTCGACGTTCCACGAGACGAGCGCTCTCGCGAACTCGGCGAACATGCGGTCGGCGTCGTCTGGGTCGGAGTGCGCGGAGTCGGACAGCCGGGCCATGTCGAGCATCGCCCCGACGGAGAGTGAGGTGGCTCGGACTTCGAGGCCGGCCATGTCGTCGGCTTCGAACCGGAGCCGGTACGCGCGTTTCTGCGGGACGAACCCCACGTCAACACCCCCCGAATCGTACGAATCGAGAGATTACGCCCATGTCGGCACAACTCCCCCGGTTAGGACGCCAGGCGCCGTCCACGTCAGCGCCCCGTCGTTGCCCCGGGTCAACTGGTAGTCGGTGAACAGGACCTCGTTCGGCAGCGTCTTCCCGCCGATCGTCAGCGTCACCGTCCGAGCCACCGACGTAGACGGCACGGTCGAGAACACGTCGTGCGCGGAGGGGGTAGAGGCGAAGTTCGCCACCCCGTTCAGCGTCACGGAGAAGTCGGCGAGGAGCAGGAGCCGCTCCATCGCGGACTTGTCGATGCCGGTCACGTCCTGCACTGCGCGGGGGGTGCTGAAGCTCAGATTGGTGACGTCGTTGCGGATCACCTCTACCGCGCCGGCCGAGTCATCCACGCTGCACACGGACCAGGCCAATCCGGAGGTCTTCGCCATGGTCTATCCCCTTTCGATGGTGTCTGCGACGTTCTGTTGGTGGTTGCCGAAGTCGTCGAGCCAGTCCGAGTAGTCGTGGTGCAAGTGCGCCCGGCCCCCGGCGGGGTCGCCGCGCCAGTCCCCGCCGCGCACCGTGTAGATCTCCGGCCGGTCGAGCGGGACCTGATGCCGGCCGAAGCAGCGCTGCCCGGGCTCGAACTCGAACACCGTCAGCCCGTCTTCGCCGCGGGTCTCGACGTACCGGCGGCCGGCCTCGGAGCGGATGTAGTGGGCCTGCCCCTGGCCGAGGTCGGTTGTCTCGTCGACAGCCGTCCTCCACCCGCCGGAGTGCGCTCGGCAGTTCGCCTCGGCGCACGACGCGGGGCGGAAGTGGGTCGCGAGAGGCGCGGCGACGGCGTAGGTCTTGTACGCGCCCGCCGGCAGCGCCGGGGCGATCCGGAACGGGCCGGTCACGACGGAACCTCTTCCGCGCGGGCGAACTGGACGATGAGCCATTCCCCCGGGATCGCTTCGTCCACCGTGCTCACGCGCCAGCCGTGGCGCATCGCGATCAGGTCGGCCTGCGTCTGCTCAGCGGGGCGGATAGTCGCCGTAGTCGGCTGGCTAGCGGCGCCTGCCCGCAGCGCCGCGTCGAGGTCCGCCATGCGCCAGCCGGCGACGAACGAGTCGTCGTCGTAGGCGCCGCCCTGGCTGGCGCAGGCAACGAACGGCATGACCATCTCGTACTCGGCGTCGGCCATTCAGAAGACCACCGCAGTTGTGTTCCTGGTGATCTGGACGGCGAACGTCACCGATGTGACCCCGCCCGACGTGGACGTGACCGCCCGCACGTACCGGCGCAGGGTCGCCCCCGCCGCGGTCGCCAGCCGCTGCGAGGCGGGCGCGGCGGTGACCTGGGTGAACGCCAGGCCGGCCACGGCGGTGTACGCGGAGTCGTTCGTGGAGTCCTCGATCGTCACCGTGACGTCGGTGCCGGTGAACGCGAAGACGTGGAGCCACGCCTGCGCGCCCTGTACCGTCGCCGCCGCGCCGTCGAGGCTGGCCCCGTTGGTCGCAGCAGTGTCGGTGCGCTGCCAGGCGGTGAGCTGCTGGCCCCATTCCAGGCCGTAGCCGTTCGCCTGCGCCTGCACGGCGGTGGTCAGCGCCCCGTCGGCGCCGCGGGTCCAGTCGTAGTTGATCTGCTTCCCGACCAGCGACGCGGAGGCGTTCCCGATCGCCGCGCCTCGGTGGTAGGTGACGATCACATCCGACGTCGGCAACGCGGAGAAGACGGGGTGGGCGCGCAGCGGGTTGAAGAACCCGCTGTGCTCGATCGCCCCGTCGCGGTGGAGGCCAACGCGGTCCATGGCGGACTGGTCGATGCCGGTGACATCTTGGGTGCCGGCGAGCCCGCCGCCGACCCTGTTGAGGGAGCCGACGTCGCCGGACACGTCCACCCCGGCCACGGAGAGGTGATCACCGAGTCCAGCTGTCTTCGCCACGGCCTACCGTCCTTTCTCCGCGCGGGCCTGCGCGAGGGGGTCGACGGGGACGAGCGGCCCGTTCGCCGGCCCGTCGTTGCGGTGGGTGGCGAGTGCCGTCATGTCCCGCTGCGGGTCTTCTCGCAGGGCGTGGTGGGCTCGGACCGCGGCGTCGACCCAGCCGGCGGGGACGTCGGTCAGCCACCCGGAGACGCGGGCGCCGCGCACGCACGCCTCCACCAGGGCGCCGCCGGGGAACGCCGCGTCGGCGACGGTCCGGTACCAGCGGACAACGGTGTCGCCCTGGTCAGCGGCGACGGTCACGACGGGATCGGTCATGGGGCCTGCTCCGCTAGGTCGTTGAGGATGAGGGGCAATGTGATGACGACGGCCCGGTACAGCCGCTTGTCCTGCTCTATGTAGCCGGCGCGGCCTGCCAACGGCTCCCCGGCGCGGCCGAGGAGATCCACCGACTTGACCAGGCCGCCCAACGTGAAGTCGCCGCTGTAGGCGATGACCAGCGCGCCGGTGGCGGTGAGGATCGCCGGGTCGATGCCGTCCTGCGGCTCCTGCAACATGGGGTTGTAGATCCGGATGGACAGCACGAGCCGGTACGTGGTCAGCGACAGCCCCGACTCGGCGGGGACCGGTCTCAGGTCGGCGAGCCAGAACGCCGCGGTCAGCCCCGAGCCGGGCGCGGACTTGGGTTCGTGGCCGGTGACCCGGTCGAACAGACCGGACGCGTAGGCGTGGTCTGCGGCGGCGGCGAAGATGGCGGCGGCGTCGAAGGGAAGCGCCCCCGACGGGGCCAGGACTTCGGCCGATGCGGTGATGGTGGCCGCTGCGGTGACAGCGGCGTCCGATACGGCAATGAGCGCGGCGGTCGCGGTGATGCTGGCGGTCGTGATGCGGGTGGCGTCTGCGGCTGCGATGAGCGCCGCCGTGGCGGTGACCGCGCCGGTCGCGGTGAGCGTGGCGGCGGCGGGCCGGATGACTGCGGCGGCGGCGGTGATGGTGCCGGTCGCGGCAAGCGTCGCGTCGGCGGTGACGGTCGTGCCGGCGACCTTGTAGGTGACGACGATGCCGGTGGACTTCGGCGCCTCAGCGGCGTCGGCGGTCGCCGTCGACTCGACCGTGCCCGTCGCGGCCAGGGTGAGAGAGGCGACCGCGAGGCCAACGTTCGATCCGCCCGTGGTCGTGACCTGATCCGTGATCCGCTCGGCGAAGCCGTTCGTCTCGCCGCCCCAGGTAATGGCGGCGCCGACGATGGACGACCCCCAGGAGGCAACGGCGAGTTCGTTCGCCTGCGCCGTGGTGCCGGTAGTGCCGGTGGAGCGGGTGGTGGCGCCCGAACTCGACCCGGTCGAGGCGACCTGGTCGGTGGGTGTGGCGGTGAGGCCGGAGATCTCGGCGGCATACCAGACCCCGGCCGCCGACACGCCGGGGGTGACGGTCCAGGCCGCCTCTCCCCCTGCGGCGATCTTGGACCAGTGGTAGTGCCCGTTGGAGTTGACCTGACTCTTGTCGAGGGTGAAGCCGGCGGGGGTGGCGACGGTGGCGTCGGAGACGACGACGATGACGATCAGGTTCCCGGCGACGGTGGGGTTCGGGAGGGTGACGGGGTACGTCGCGGGCGCGGCGGCACCCGAGGTGCCGCCTAGCTCCTGAACGAACACCGCCGCCATGTGATGGTCCTACGCGGCGATCGGGGTGACCGCGAAGGTCAACGTGTTGAGCTGGAGCGTGTCGCCGTTGGACACCGCCCGGCTCGCGGTGAGTACGGCCGAGTAGTAGAACGTCCCCGAACTGGACAGGGACCACGTGGACAGGTGGGTGATGGTGTCCGAGCCGGTGGACGCCGAGGTGATGGCTGCGGTGATGGCCTGGGAGCCGGCGGAGGCTGCGTTCTGCGCGAGGGCGGTGCGGCCGGGGATGGCGGTGGACACGTTCGCGGTGCCGGACGCGCCGGGGTCTCCGGTGTGCCACTGGACGAACACCGCGGCGGGGGCGGTGAACGTTACCCCGTTGGAGTTGCCGCGGAGGACATTGAGCCACGCGTTGGCGAGGTTGACGGCGGACAGGCCGGCGGTCACGCGCCGTCACCGCTCTCGGGTTCGGCCGGCTGGCCGGGGATGACTTCGGCGGAGGCGGTGAGCGTGACCAGCCACTGCGTGACCTGGGGCTCGGCGAGTTCGGGTTCGGGCATCGGGTCTCCTGCGGGCTGGTCGGTCATCGGAGCTTGTTGAGGTGGCGGGCGAGGATCGGTTCGACGAGGCCGGGGACCTCGGCCTGCAACTGCTGGGTGGCCCGGCGGAACGAGTGGTAACCCTTGAATCGAGTCGTACGATTCCGCGACCCAACCCCCTCCAACCACGGCCCATATACGACACCGCGGTCGTTAACGGACACGCCCTGGTCGACCCGCTGCACGGTCAGTTGGGTCTCGTAGTACGGGGTGGGATGCCTGATCGAGGCGTCGAGGAGCCGGTGGACGTCGGCCAGGCCCTGCGACCCGACCTCCCAGGTGGCGTCGTCGAGGAAGTCACGCACGACATGGCCGGCGGCGCCGTCGAACAGCGGCCCGCGGACGGTGACGCTGAAGTCAGGCACCGGCCGTGGCCTTCCCCGTCGCCGCCTTGGTCGGGGTGGGCTTATCGGCCTTGGCCGGCGCGTCGCCTGCGGGGGCGTCCTCAGCGGCAGGCTCGCCCGGGGCCTGGAACCGCGGGCCGACGGGCTCGCCGCCGGAGTCGACCTCCGTGTGCCCAGTGGCGCCGCACTGCGGGCACCGCGGCATGTCGACGGCGTACAGGGTCGTGCACTCGGCACACTTCCACAGCATGGGGACTCCTACCTGTCGGTGCCGGCTGGTCGGGGCGGGATGATCGGGGTCAGCGGCACGCTTGTCTCGGCCCAGGGCTGGGCGTACATGGCGAGGCGGACCCTGCGGGCGTGGACGATCAGGCCGGCGTCGCGCCACGCCGCGCGTCGTCGCCAGCCGTAACGGCGCCGGGACCGGTACACGCTCACCCGGGAGAGCATCAGCCAGCCTCCTCGGCCGGCATCCCGGTGAGCGCTGCCGCTCGTTCGCAGGCGAGACGGTCACTGAGGACGTTGGCCCAGCCCAGCGCGGCTGCCGCCAGTTCTTCGAGCGCAAGCATCCGGGGGTAGTCCCGGAAGTCGAGGTCGGCGGAGGCCGCATATCGCGCCTGAACGACTTTCCCTAACTGCTCGACTAGCCCTGACAGGAAGAATTCCTCGCCGCCGACCTCCTCATAGTCGCTCACTGCCACGTCCATCACGTGTAGCGCCCTAGCGTCTCGACTATCAATACATCCGACCCCATCGGGGATCCGGCCGCCAGACCTCTCTATCTCTTCCCGCAGATCGTCGGTAAGCCTGAACCATTCCCCGAATAGCCGTGCGGATTGAAACTGCGCATGAAGGGCGCGCTCGCGGTTCGCTCCGCCCGGCTGGGTCGCTACTACCACGAGTTCATCGGGCGACCCTGTCTGGCAGTCCAGGACGCGCCTGGATGGCGCGTCCGAGGATCCGATCTTGACCCTGCCCAGCGCCTTGGCGACTATGAAGTACACGGTCATACGGCACGCACCCGCGCTTTGCGGCCGAACCGGGCGAACACGTCCGCTTCGATGCCCTTCACCACGCCACGGCCGAGCTGCTCCATCAGGTGATCCCCCTCGCCCGACGCACGCCCGTACGCCGCCGACTCCTGGTTCCCCTGATTCACGCTGTAGGCGAGCGCCAGGTCACGCACCGCGCCGGGTGGGGCGTGCCGGACCGCGGCCGTGGATGAGGAGTGCGTGGCCGCGGTCGTCCCGCCGAACCCACGGACCACCGTCAGGGTCCGCGGGGCGTAGATCGTGGCGCCGGTGTGCGCGGCCAGCGTCGACCCGTCCGACGCCCGACGCACGAGCAGGTCGTTCCCCGCGATGTCCCGGACGGTCATCCGCTCCGAGTCCAGCAGCACCGTCTCGCCGACGGCGAACCCGGCGCCGGACGTCACGGCCAGCGTGTCTGCGCCGGACGCCGCCGACACCGACCCCTGCAACGACTGCCCGGTCGTGAGCATGGCCTTGTCCGTGACGAGCATCCGCTCCGAGTCGACCCGCAGCAGGTGCCCGACCCCGACGGCGGCCGAGTCGGTCACGTCCACGCCGGTCTCGCTGGCGTCGAGCGCCTCCGCGAGCGCGCCGGCCGGGGCCTCGTCGTTCGAGTGCCCCCACAGGCCAGCGACGGCGATGTTCCGCTGCCAGGCGGTGCCGCCGCCGAACGCGGACTGGGTGGCGAGGTTGATCTCGATGTGCGTGTACGGCGGCTCATCCTTCGCATCCGAGCGGCGGAGGAAGTAGTCCGTCGGCGGGATCGCGACACCGCCGGACGTCAGCGACGTGACGGAGATCAGGTCGTTGTCGTCGAGCCAGAGCCGCCACGCCGACCCCTGCTGCCACCAGTCCGGCCAGTCGAAGTACCTCGTCGCGGCCTGCGGCCAGAACCGGCGGTGACACAGCCCCTCAACGCTGTCAGCGGAGGCTTCGAGGGCGCGGTCAACCTGGGCAGTGGCGTACGCGGACGCCTTCACGTCGGCCGCCGCAGCGACCTCCTCGCGCGTGACATAGCACGCCCGGGTAATGCCCATGCCCTTCCTGTCCCTTGCTTACTTGGCGCCGGCCCCGAGGGGCCGAAGGAGGAGCCGTATTCAGTTGTCGACCAGTGCCTATGCCGTCAGGTCGGCTCCACGATGTGCCAGCCCACGACCGACGTGTCGGTGACGACCCCCGTCACCGAGAACGACACCCCAGCCGACCGGCCCGACACCCACGCGATCCCCGCCGGAGTGCCGCCGGTCGACTGCACCGTCAAGAAGATCAGCGAGGTTGCGGTGACCGCCGTCGTGGAGACCGCGACCGGCGTCGCGCCGTTCAGCGTCAGCGTCCCGACGGTCGCCGCCCCGCCACCGGACTTGATCTGTAGACCCTTCCCCGCCGTGGCGATGACGAGGTTCCCCGAGGTGATGGTGCAGTTCCCCGTCCCGGCGATCGTCGTCCCGGACAGGGCGCCTGTCGACGCGACCGAGGCCGCGGTGACCGCGCCGGTAGCCGCCACCGACGCCGCAGTCACGGCCCCGGTGGCAGCAACGGACCCGGCGGTCACCGCACCCGACACGGCCAGGGACGACGGCGTGAACCCCGACTGGCCGACGGTCATGATCGTGCGGCCGGCGCGGTCCTGGAGGTCGATCAGCGGCCCAGGGCCGCGTACGACGAGGGCCGCCGTGTTCGCGTTGGTGGTTTCCGCGTACACCGCCGCGCCGGTCCCTGAGGTGGACGCCTGGGTGGCGGAGACGGCGTGCCGGTTCGTGGCCCCGCCGGCCGGGGCAGACGACGCGGACACCGCGTCCGTGGCCGTGTCGACGGTCGCCGCGCGGACGGGGCTGGTCACTGCGGCCTCACCCAGTCCCTCGGGTACTGCCATCCGTCCCACTTGCAGTGGTACGTCCCGCCCGGCCCTGGTTCGAGCGGTTCCCCGTCGTTCGGGCAGGCCTCTGGGCGCTGGCTCGCCCACTGCTCGTGCTGCTGTCGGGCGTCTCGGAGGATGTCGATGAGCTGGTACCAGGAGATACGTCCTCACCCTCTCCGCCGTCGTCGTCTTGGTCTGGTTCGGTCCAGCCGGGTTCGCCTGGCGCGGCGTTCCGGTCGGAGGGGCCGCCGTGGGCGGTGATCTTCGGCACGATCGCTGTCCTTCCCATCGGCTCGGCGGTGCCGCAGCGCGGGCACGCGGACAGCCGCAGGCCGAACCCGGCCCCGCAGCCCCCGCACACCCACGCCACGGCCCCGCCCCTCTATGCGGCCACGAGGGTGGCGCCGTCGGTCAGCGGCACCCACAGCACGTACCAGGAGATCACCCCGTCGGTCCCCGCGGACACCGACTGGATCTTGCCGGTGGGGATCGCGATCGGCGGCAGGCTGAAGCCGTAGCCGGCGGACGTGTTCCCGGTCGGCGACATGAGCTTGTACGGGGTCGTTCCCGCTGTCGCCGGACTGCCGAACCCCAGCAGCGACCCGGCCGCCGTGTCGGTGGTGCCGATGTCGACAGCTGCGCACAGCGGGGCCGCGTCCCCCGTCGTCGGGGTGACCTTCAGGTAGTACGAGTTCGCGACGGTGATCGCGGTGGTGACCTTGCCGTACACGGCAGTCAGCAGCACCTCACCCCCGGCGACGATGAACAGGTCAACCGTCGTCGCGGCCAGCGTGCCGGTGGACTTGGTGACCGGGCCGAGGCCGAAGAGCGCCTTCCGGAACGCGGAGTTGTTCAGCGCGACAGTCATCCCGGGCCGCCTATGCCAGCGCCGCGGCGAGGTTCGCCGGGGTCCGCTTGATCGCCAAGTCGTGCAGGATGTACAGGCACGAGATCAACTGCGCCCCGGCTGCGCCCGTGTCCGCGATGTCCAGCGACACGTACTTGTACCCGTCGGCCAACTGCACCGCCCGCACCGGAATCACCAGGATCTGCTGGTGCTCCGCCGAGGTGCCAGCCCCGCCCGGGTCGGTGATCGTCGCCGCCGCGGACTGCGTCACCTTCGACCACGTCTCCGTGCCGGCGAGGGTCGCCGCGTCCTTCAGGTAGTAGTGGTCGATCGTGGCGAGGTTCGCCGACGTGCCCGACGAGGACGCGGTGTGCTGCTTCAGCGTCACCACCGGGTCATCGTTGGCGGTGCCGGCCGCCTTGAACACGACGATGCTGACCGCGCCCGCGTTCTTCAACGAGACGCGCTTGCCGGTCATCGCGGCGGTTTGGCTGTCGACGAGGACGATCCCCGCCGACAGGTCGAATTCGTTCCCGAGGCCTTCTTGTGCCATCCCTGTGCTCCTTCAGTTGGAGTGCCCCGGCCGGGGCGGGACTGCCGGCCCGGGTGGTGCGGCCGGCCCGGGGGTTCATTGCCGGGCCGGCCCGTAGCGGGTCAGACGTCGGGGGTGATCTCCGTCGGGTCGGACGCGGCGATGGTGAACCGCTCCGCGTTGCCGGGGACGACGACGACCAGGAGGTCGCCGGTCGCGGCCCGCCCGCCGAACGCGGCCTCCGCGTGGACGGTCGCCTGCCCGAGGGTGCCGGTCGCGGCAGCGACTGCGGTGCCGTCGCCGTTGTCGGTCAGGTTCAGGACCGTCGCGTCGTCCACTGTGTAGGTGACCGTCGCGTCCGCCGGGGCCGCGACGGGGTTCCCGACTTCGTCGGTGTACTCGCCGGACAGGGTGGTCTGCTGGTCGGCCTTCAAGTCCATGATCGTGTCCAATCTTCCCGTTGCCGGTGCCGTAGGTGTTCCGGGCTGCGGCCCGGGGGTCGGATTGTCGGCGGGCGCTGCGATGCGCCACGCCCAGCCGAGGATCGGGAGCCGGGACGCCAGCAGCATCCGCTCGTCCCGGACGACGTCGCCCAGGACTTCGCGGTGCCACGGAGGCATGCCGGCCGGCGCCATGGTCAGGTCCGGGTGCTGTTCAGTTCGACGAACGGCGAAAGGGTCGGACCGCCATTTGCCGGGGTAATTGCGGACATAACCCACGGCCTTCCGTCGACTCGCTGGATGATCCGCCACGTGGTCTTGTCGGAGCCGAACAGGAAGTCGGTCGAGGAGTTGACCATCATCGTCTGCCGGTCACCGACGAGGTAGTAGGAGAGGTCCGCGAAGACGATGTCGCCCTGCGTCCCCAACTGCGAGCACTTCTCGGTGATGAGCAGGGGGCGGCCGTAGATCGTCGCCGGCGCCGGACCCGCCGCGTTGGTGAACATGACCGGGGCGCCGCCGGTGCCGACCGAGAGGGCCATCTCCGCGAGCTGCGGCCACGAGTCCGGGGAGCAGAACCACACCGCCCGGGACAGGCTGGCGGGGAGCATCCGCGAGTACATGCGGTTGATGTTCTCGATGACGATGGTGTTCGCGCCCTGGCCGGTCTGCGCGGTCTGGACGACGGTGGCCGGGTTCCCCAGGAAGCCCAGCGGCTCACCCGCGCCGCTCCCGGAGAAGAAGCCGAGGTCTTCGAAGAACGCGATGGCTTCGGGCCATTTGGTCTCGACGAGCGCGGCGAACGACATGAGGGAGTCCGCGAGGAGTTCGTTCGGGACTGCGGACAGGCCGGTGAGCTTCTTCGCGTCGAGCTCGACGCGGCCGAACTTCATGGACGAGTCGGTGAGGGACGCGCCTTCCTCACCCCAGTAGGCGATCATCCCGCCGAACACGGAGCCGGCGTTCGTCGTCGAGTCGATCATCGGGATCGGCACGCGGGCCGACTCCATCGGCAGCACCGTCGCCCGCGGCCGGACGATCGACTGCTCCAGGGCGATCTGCAACAGGTTCGCCCGCAGCGTTTCGGGGACGAGGAACCCGCCGTCCGCCGGCACCGTGGAGCCGAAGGCGTTCCGGATCGCGTTGAGCTTCGCCCGCTGCTCCTGCGCCTCCGGGGTGTTGTTGTGGTGCCACACCGCCTTCGCGAACTCGGCGCCGGTGCGGAACATGGCGTCGACCTGCGCCCCCGCCGACGCCGGGTTGTACGCGGCGCCCTGCCGGTGGCTCGTGAGCATGTTCGCCGGGCGGGTCTGCGGGTCCAGGTTGAGCCGGCGGATCGCCCCGCCGAGTTCCGGGTCCTGCCGCGCGAGGGCCGCGGTCTGCCGCTCGACCTCTTCGGCGACGAGCCGTGAGATGTCGGTACCGGGGGCCTGCTGGGAGTTGGCGTACCCCTGGACCCAGTCCCGGAGGGCGCCCTTGGACGCGAGGATGCTCGCCGACGCAGTCGGGTCGTTGAGCATCTCCTCCATCTCGGCGGCGTTCTTCGGGATCGCGGGTGCGGTCATGGTGCCCCTCTCAGTGCGGCGAGTTGTTGGTCGACGGTCGTCGCCGGCCGAGGAGGTACGAGGTGTTGGGTGAGCGCGGCCCACGGGTCCGGGCCAGCCGAGGCCGGCTCAGGCTGCGCGGGCTGGGTTGGTGCGGTCCGTCCGGCGGGGAACGCCCCCGCTGTTGCCATGACCGGTTCGGCGAACTCGGCGGCCTGTAGCTCGGCCGGCGGGCTGTCGGGCTCGGCCGTGCCCGGCTCGCCGGGGTGGTCGAGGTCACCCGGCGAGCCGGGAGCATCGGCGGCCACCGCGGGGGAGGCAGCCGGAACGGGGTCAGGGATGGCGACGGCGGACGCGGGCTCTTCCTCGGCCACGGGCGCCTCCGGGGGATCGGCGGGCGCGTCGGCGTCCGGGGGTAGCGCCAGTTCCGGGCCGGGCTCGCCAACGAGCCGCGGTCCACCGGGCTGGGGCTCCGGGATCGTGACCACGGAGGCGACCGGCCCCGGCGCGGCCTCGCGGCCCGGGTACCGGAACACCGACAGGTCCCACCCGGCCGCCGGCCGCACGTCGGACCGTGCCGCAGCAGGCTCAGCCCCCCGCTTCTTCGGCGCCACCATGACCTCATCGGCCAGGCCAGCGCCCACGGCCTCGTCGGCCGTGTACCACTGCTCGCTGCGCATCGTGTCCCGCCACGACTTCACCGACCCGCCCGCGCGGTCGTGGTAGATCCCGGCGATCCCGTCGGACACCCGGTCGAGGATCGCGGCCATCTCGCCCATGTCGGCGGCGTTGCCTATGCACAGGCCGGAGGCGTCGTGAACCATCATCTCCGCCCCACGGCCCATGATCACCTTATCGGCGGCCTGCGCGATGAACGACGCGGCCGACGCGGCCAGCCCCTCGATCCGGCACGTGACCGTGGCGGGGTGGTCGACCAGGGCGTTGTACATCGCGGTGCCGTCGAACACGTCCCCGCCCGGCGAGTTCACCCGCAGGAGGATCTCCGGAGAGTCGATCTCGGCCAGCGCCCGGCAGAACATCTCCGCGCTGACTCCCCAGAATCCGATCTCGTCGTACAGCCACACCTCGACCGGTCCGGCGTCGTCGTGGTTGACGATCCGCCACCGGTCCGCGGCGGCCCGCGCGGCGGGGGGCTCATGCTTGAACGAGGCGCCCGGGCGGGTCAGGTCCCGGAGCGCGGCCGGGGCGTGAAGCCGCCGCCGGCTCGCCGGCTGGCCCGCCGCGTGGTCGTCCGTGCCCGCGTCGTCGAGGTGCGCCTGGAGGTGCTTCCGGACCGCGTCCTGCTCGGCGGCGGGGATGTCGGACTGCGGGAGCCGGGACAGGGCGTTCCGGGCGCCAGCCAGGATCGCCGCGCCGGGCTTCCCGTCCGCGTCGACCTCGTGGTGCGGCATCTTCGCAGCCGCCTTCGGCAGCTCCCCGCCGTCGACCTGCGCGGAGTCGTACCAGCCGTAGGCGGCCTTCGCCGTGGCCAGGGTCATCGGCGACGGAAGGCGTTTCTCGTTCGCGCCGCCGTCCCACGGCTTATCGACGGTGGCGGTGTGGTGCACCGGCACGGCGGTGTCAACGACAGTCGACGTCACGGGCGCCCCCTCATGGTCGAGCCCCAACCCACGGGAACTCGGGTAGCAGCCGCCAGCCGGTCGGCCGGATACCGAGCGCCTCGGCTGTCAGGGCGGTCATGGGCGCCCCTCGCCGTTGGTAGCTCCCCGGCCCCACGCACGCCCGGCGGGTGGCCGGCCGCAACGACAGCCATCCACGCAGCACATCGGCCGCGGGTCGTCCGGCTTGTAGATGTCGTGCAGCAGCCCGGCGTGTGGGCAGGCCGGATCATTCGGGCAGACCAGCCAGACTGGCGCAGGCCCGCCATCGCCTACGGTGACTGAGGTCATCGCCAGACCCCACATATCGTTCCTCGGCAGCGTTCGCGGCCGAGGCAGCCGACGTACCCGCCGTACGCACCGCCCGGGTACGCGGCCAGGACCATGTCCATCTGGTCGGTATTTCCCAACCATGTACCATTGACCGATTTGCACGGGTTACAGGTGTTACGGTCGTTCCGTTCGTTTGCGTATACGCTGCCAGCCGGCCCGGCCTGCAACGTCTCGACCCGGGCCGCGTTCTGAGCCCCGGTCAGTGCCCCGCCGCACCAGTCCGCCGGGGCCGCGTCCGTCAGCAGGTCCAGCGCCTCCTGCACCGCCTCCGCCACCGCGTCAGCCGTAGCGGCCGGGCCGTTCGCCCGCATCGCCGCGGCCACCGCGGACAGCCGCAGCAGGTCCGCCAGCGCAGCCGCGACCACAGCGGCGACCTCGGCCAGGTCCGCCGACGACGGGGTACGTGGTGCCGTGGTCACGCCCTGGTCGGCGGCCTCCGCGACGACACGGCCGGCGGCGAGCGCGGCGAGGTCTTCCATCGACTTCACGATCTCGGCTGCGGCGGCCTCGGTGTCGACGCTCATGCTGGCGAGGTCGGACAGCCGCCCGGTTTCGGCGAGCCGCCGCACCTCCTCGACCAGCTGCTTCTTCTGCGCGCCGCGGATCGGGCCGAGCGCGGCCAGGAGCGCGGCCAGCGCGGCCTCCCACTGGTCCTGCAACGGGCTGACATCGGGGAGCTCGGACGGGGCCAGGTCGGGGTGCGCGTCAGCGTTCCGTGGCAGCCCGGGGAGGGCGCGCCAGTGCTGGTCCAGGCGGGTCGCCACGGCGGCCACCGGAGCGGCGGGGGCCGCGTCTACGGGTGCGGGCGCCGACTCGTCGAGGCCCGCACCGGCGCGGTTCAGGATCCCCCGCGCTTCCTCCCACGTCAGGCACGACCCGACGCCGAGGTAGATCTTCTGGACCATCTCCGCCAGTTCACGCGGGGACAGGGCTGCGAGCGGGCCGGTCGTGATCGCCATGTCGGGCAGGCCGACCGCCATGAGCGCCTCGGCCGGGTCCGCTCCCCCGTCAACGAGCGTCTTCCACGCGGTCGTCCTCGCGGTCAGGTGCTCGTTCTCCGCCTGTTGGTCCGGCGGCACGGGTGAATCGAAGTCGAACTCCAGGCCAACGCCGGTCGCCCCGTACAGCTTGAGTAGCTCGGTGTTGAGAGCGCCCTTGATCCGCCCGCACCGCGGCTTCACCTTCCACCGGGCGAAGATCACCTCCGCGGCCTCGGCCTCCGCCCGCGAGTGCCCGACGTCGGACCCGCCCAGGAACTGCACGTGCATCCCGAACGCCTCGCGGATGATCTCCCGCCCGACCTGCTGCAACTCGACGAACTGCATGTCCCTTTGCGTGTACTTCCGGTCGACCCAGGTGCCGTGCTCGATGACCGCGACCCGGTGCGCGTTCGCCACCCCGCGGTGCTGCTCCGCCCACCGGGTGCGGAGTTCGTTGAACTCGTCCTCTTGGAGACGCGTCCCGGCCGGGATCTGAATGATCCCGCCCGGCTCGGCACTGTTTGCGAAGAAATTCCTGTTCCATTCGGCCGTGTACCGGACCGCGTCGAGGTTCGTCAGCAGGCTCTGGACCGGTCCCATGCCGCGGTACGAGTCCAGCGGGTTCGGCATCCGCAGGAAGATCACCTCGTCGAGGCCGAGCGGGATCCGCTCCCCATCCGGGCTGAGGTACTCGTACCCGGACAGGTACGTCTTCGGGTCCGGCACCGGCGCCATGCGGTCGGGCCGGACGGGCCACAGTTCGAGGGGCAGCTTCCCGGGGCCGCGGGCGATCACCCACCACGCCTCCCCGGTCAGGTCGAGGTGCTGCTGGCTCACCTCGACAAATTCTTGCCTCGGCATAAAGGGGTTGGGTTTGTTCCACAGGTCGAGGGCGGCGTGGCGCATCACCTCGACCCGGTCCTCGTCCTTGCCGGTGGGCGACGTGCGGTACAGGTGCCAGCCGACCTCGGCCGTCGTCGTCGACAACAGGTGGACGATCTGGAACAGGGTCCCGACGGAGCCCATCGCGCGCATCTGCGCGTCCGGGGAGCCGGCCTGCTGCATCCCCGACAGGAGCCCGCCGATCGACGACCTGGGCGCGTACGGGACGGGCAGCTCGTTGCGGGCCTGGACGGGGGGGCGGGTGATGACGGTGGGGCCTCGGACGGCGTCAGCGATGGCGCCAACCAGAGACCTCACGCCGTGCCGCTGTCAGGGGCGTCGGGGTCGACGATGACCGGCGGGCGTGGGGGGCGGGACAGCCAGTCGAGGGTGACCAGCGATGCGGCGGTGGCGAGGAGCCCGGGCCACAGGCCGGCGGCGACGTAGGCGGCTGCGGTGGCGCAGCCGAACCCGGCGGTCAGCAGTGCGGCTGGGCGGAAGGCGCGCCAGGCCCGGCCTGCGGCGCGGGTCAGGGCGTCGCGGCGGGCAGCCGGCCGTGTGACGGCGAGGGTCTTCCCGATGAGCGATGCCGGCGCCGTTGCCGGTTGCGGCCCGCCGCGGACCCCGTTCGAGTGAACGTGGGGTGCCGCGACAGTAACCATCACTGCGGAGGGTAACCCCGGTGGCAAGCGTCCGGACGCGGCCGGATGGTAATGGACGCTACCGGGCGAGTCGCGCTAGCCCATTCGGGGAGCGGGCCACGGCGAGTAGCGGCGGGCGAGGCGGTCAGTTCGAGGACTGGCGCGGCACGTTCAGGAACTCTTCGAGCGCGGACCGCTCATCGGTGAAGACGACGTCGAGCGTTACGGTCACGTCGGGCAGGCCGTCGAGCCGGTCGGCCAGCAGCGCCCGCTGCTCTTCCGTCATCCCGGCGGTGACGTCGTTGGCGTCCTGGCCAGCGGCCTGCATCTTGGCCCGCATGCCCTCGTGCTTGGTCACGTCGTCTCCCTGGGTGGTTCATCGGCGATGTCCAGGTCGGCTCTGACGGTAGCGGCGAAAGCGGAGAGAGCGTCGAGCCGCGCGTGGGCATCGGCCAGGAGTGCCCCCTGCGCTTCCCGTGCCTGCGCGAGAGCGGCATCTGTCCGTGCAACTTCCCGGCCGCGCGCGCTGTTCGGGTTCTCGGGGCAGTCGTGCCGGGAGTGCCACCTGCGGACGTACGAGTCGGACCGGCTGTACCGCACGTACCGGACCGTCTCGAACACCCTGGCCGCGATGTCGAGTACGACAGGGAGCGTGAACACGCCGCAGACCACGGCCGGCCAAGCCCAGCCCACGTGCTGGTCGCGGAAGTCCAGCGTGAGCGCGCCGAAGATCAGGGAGATGAACCCGAACAGGGCCATGAACAGGACTTCGGCGAGACCTTCGAGTCCGTCGAGGCTGGGCAGTTGCGGGACGTTCAGGCAGCGCGGTTCGGGGTCCGGGTCGAGGCTGAGACTGGTCCAGGCGGTGGGGGTGTTCTTGGTCATCGTCGGTGTCCGTTCGTCCGGTGGGGTTTGTGGGTGGGGCAGGGCACGGGCCGGTCGGGGTCTCCGAGCCAGCCACCGACGCAGCCATGCGCGCACGGCTCGGCAGCCGGAGGGCCATGCCCGTTGACGTGCGGCGGGAGCGGAGTCGGCTCGGCCCAGGCCCGCCAGTCGGGAATCACAGCCGCGAACCCGCCGCGGTCGCCGAGCGATGCGATGAGCCCGCCGGGGCTGGTCGCACCCCGCGCCTCGTGGAGGAACTGCTCGATCGACGGACGGTCGCTGGCCGGGATGCCGTGGGCTGCCAGCACCCGATCCGCCTTGTCGCTGCCGTTGCCGTTGGACTTCGAGGAGCTAGCTAGCTGAGTAGAGGAGAAGCTAAGAGCAGGGACCCCCAACTGGGGGAGCAACGAATCCCGGACGGGGGAGCAACTGACCCCAACTGGGGGAGCAACGCCATCTGTTGCTCCCCCAGTTGGGGGAGCGTTAGCCCCTCCCCCGGCCTCCTGTTGCACCCCCGCCTGGGGGAGCAACGCTCGGGCGAGTGCGCCGATGTCATAGGTCGTCTGCCGGCCAAAGCAGCAGAACAGCGGCTGCCCCGACTTCTTCACGCCGATCTGAACCCTCGTCTCGAACTCCGTGCCGGCCAACTTGTCCAGCGCCTTCCCGGCCTGCTTCTCGCTGGTCAGGCCAACCCGTCGCGCGACGATCACGAGCAGGCTGTCGGCCTCGCCCCACTGGCCGCTGAACGCCAGTCCGGTCTCATCCTTCGCAAGGTCGGCCAGTTCGAGCAGCACCGAGCGTCGTGAGCCCTGAAGGCTTGTCGGCAGCGCGTCGGCCAGCGCGCGACGCAACTGGTAGCCCATGCGGACACTCCGTCCCTTACTGCGCTGCACGGGGCAGCGGCGCGCGGACGGGTCAGGCGGAGCGGGCGATCTGCTTGGAGATCCTGTCCAGCAGGTCCACCCAGTCATCGAGCCGGCGGCCGGTGGGCTTACCAAGGCCGGTCTCCCACCGGACGATGGAGTTCTCGTGGACGCGCAACTCCTGCGCCATGCGCTGCCGGGACCAGCCGAAGTCCTCGCGGAGTTGCCGGGCGGCAGCAGCGTCGAGGGTGGTGGGGCTGGGCAACACGTCGTCAGACATGCGCCGATCTTACAGGGTTAGGCACAGTCTCGGGGCTATCTTGGCTAGAGCAGACTTCCGGGCGACAGTTCACCGTTCGGTAAACCAGGACGGTTGGGGCCGGCTCGCTACCCTCTCCGCAGGGAAGGAAGTGCTGCCGCGGTGGCGCGGGTTGATCACCGCGTTGTTACTCCAGGGGCGCCAGCGGGACTAAGACGCAGGGGCTTGAGCCAGAAGCTGTCGTGTACCCGCTGGCCCTTCCCGCCCAAGCAAACGGCCCCCGTTGCAGCGGGGGCCGTCCTGTACGCGCTCCGATCCACCCTCACGATACCGCCGCGCCGCCCTCAGTCGGGCCATTCGGCGAGCCAGCAGTCCGGCGCGAACAGGTACTCACGCAGCACGTACACCACCCGCCGGTTCACCCCGTCGACCGTGAGCACCGCGCCGCCGGGCCACCCACCTGGGCGCTCCTGGTACCGGACGTGCTCGTTGTACCGGCCGGCCCGCAGTTCCTCGACCAGTTCGTTCGTGAGCCACACCCGGGGGTCGGCGTGCTCGACAGACAGGAGCCCCCGCATGGTCCCGTCGGCCGGCTTGACGACCAGCCGGCCAGGCGCCACGCCACTCGGCAGACTGCGGAACCCGCCCGCATTGATCACGTCAGCCGGTCGGGCTGTCCGGCTAGCAGCGCGCGTTTCACCCGGAGCCGTTCAAGTTCGGCTTCAACGACCGCACCATGGGATTTCCACCACCACCGCGAGACCAACTCTTGCATGACCATCAGCACGCACAGCAGGGCGACAACCCCCAGGGCCACTGAGATCGCACGTATCCAGCCGACTCCCGACAGCCACGAGCCATACGCGGCGACAGTCAGGACGGCGCCGCCGACGATCTCTACGCCGATCACCGTCTTTTCGTCACCCCGGGAGACCCTCCCCAGGGGTAGATCACCCCACGAGTTCAGTTCCGTCTCCAGCAAGAGCAGCGCGTGCGATTGCATCACGATCAGATCCTCGACATATCTAACGGCTGGCGCCAGGCGTTCCCGCTCGCTCAGGCCGTTCAATAGCCGTAGGTTCTCGGTCAGCGCGCGGCGCAGACTGTCGACGTCACTATCCTCCGGGTGGACAGTCGACATCGCTCTTGCAGCTCTCGCGGCCAGGACCACAATCGCGCCGGTCACCCCAGGACGGTGAACTGCGCCGCCGGGAGGATCACGATCCGCGGCCACAACTCAGGCGGAACCTTCCCCCGGACATCCGCCACGTACTGCTCGAACTGCGCCGACGTCATCTGCGGGTCGGTCCTGATCATCACGAACTGCCGGGCCGGGTCCACCGCCATCACCTGCACCGCCCCGGGCGGCAACGTCACCGTGAGCGCCGGGCTCGGCGGCGGCTTCCCGTCGGCCTGTGCGGTCGCGCTGGCCGCAGCAGGCGCGGTCTGGACCGGGCCGTTCGACGCGGGCGGGGGGAACGGCGGACCCGGCCACCCCGTCCCCGACGTGCCGCCCTCCGCGTACGGCGAACTCACCGCACACCACCCGCAGGTAACGCCGCATCGAGAGACCCGGCGACGACGAACAGGTGCGCCGCCCAATGCTGGGCCAGCAACTGCCCGCACACGCCGCACGGCATCACCGCGGACTGAGCGGTCGCCGACGTCGGACCCGGGGTCGGGCGAGCGACCTGCGGCGCCCCGGTCTGGGGCAGCCTGGGCCGGCCGTTCACCCGATCACTCCCGACGACACCACGTCACCCGAAGGCGGCGCCTCGTGGACCCCGTACCCGAACACCATCCGGTGCACCACCCGCTCGATCACCCGGTCAGGCATCCCCTCCGCGCGCATCGATTCCCGTGTCAGGTCCAGCCACGACCGCATCAGGGCCTCGTTGCCGGGTGACCCACCCGGGTCCTCCGCAGGCTCACCGCTCACACCGCACCTCCGTCCAGCCGCCCGCCGGCCATCTCCCGGCCGTCGGAGTCCAACATCATCCACCGATACGGGTCGAGCTCGGGGTCGAGCACGACCGGCACGCCGAACAGCCCGGTCACCTTCGGCAGGCTCCACACGAAGTACTGCCCACTGCCCGCGCGCAAGGCGGACCAGACCTGGATCTGGCTCCACGCCTCCGCGCCCACCTTCAACTGCGCCGCGACCGGGCGACCGCCGCCGGCCTCCCGGGCCAACGCCACCACCTCGGCCACCGACAGCCCAGCCGTGGACCGCGCCATGCCGTCGTCGCTCAACCGCTCATCCATCTCATTCTGGGTTGAGCCCCCATATCCAACTCGGCGACTACGTACCGCCCGGCATCGGCGCCGTGGTCGTTTTCCTTTAGCGGCTGCTCTTTCGGGGCCTTCCCCGCGCCCGTGTCCCACACGTACCCGGGGAACTCCTCCTCCGTGCATGTCGGTTTCGCCGCATCCGCCAGCACCGGGTCCGGGTCGTGCTGCCGGGCGTCGCGCATCACGAACAGCCGCGGCTTGCCGTCCGCCGCCGGCCGCAGCCGCGCCGCGAAAGCCTCGATCCCCTCGCTGACGTTCTTGTTCGCCGCCACCGTGCTCATCCCCAGGTGGCGTTCCAACGTGGCCCGACCTTCCGCGTCGTGGTCACACACGATCCGCGACGGGCGCGGCTCCCGCCACTCCCGCCGGCCGTCCGCTATCTCCGCGAGCGGGTCCTCGCCGTCGCCCTTCACGCCTTTCGGGAGCCGGGTCACGTACCGCAGGATCTGCCGGGCGTGGTCTTCCACCAGGCAGCCTGTCAGGTAGATCTCACGGTGAAGCCAAAGCCTGCCGTCATTATCCACCGCCCAGTCCTGCCAGCAGAACGGGTTCCGGTGGCCGAAGTCGACAACCCAGATCCGTCGCCAATCATTGGCCGGCCAGAACCTGTCGACGACGTGCACCGCGGCGTCCCATTCTGGGTATACCACGCCCTCGGACGACGACCACTGCCCCAGGTAAAGCCTGCCACGGCGGGCGCCGGTCAGCTTCGCGAGCTTCCCTTCGATGTAGTCCCGGCCCTCGTCAGTCAACTCACCGGCGGCCGTGTAGTAGCGGGGGTTGTCTTTGTGCCGGGAGAGGAGCCGGACCGTCTGGCCTCTATTGCAGCGCTGGTTCAACCAGTGCGTGGGTTTATCCGGATTTGCGTCTGCGATTAGCTGCTGGAACCGGAGCCGGCCGAACCGCAGCCGAGTCGTCAACGCCTCGAAATCGTCCTCCGTGAACTCCGTGGATTCCCCCGCGTAGATCACGTCGTACTCACTTGACATGATCTTGGACGCCTTATCGAGCCCGCCGATCATGATGAGCGACCCATTTGAGTACTGGTACTGCGGCGGCTTCCGCTGATTCCCCCCGAAATACACAACCGTCTTGTTCCCCAACAGTTCCGGGATGACCAGCTTCTCCCACGTCACCAGCGTCGTCGCCCCCAACGACCGGCCCGTCTTCCGCACGATCAGCCCGCGCATACCCGGGGTCGCCAGCGCCAGCAGGTTCAGCCGCTCAAGGCAGGCCATCGTCTTCCCCGTCCCCGCCGGCCCGTCCATCAGGACTTCCGGGCCGCGCTCGGAGAAGAGCTGCCGGGCGGCGCCGCGGGGGGCGTACCGGTGTTCGACCAGCGTGGGGGCGGTCATGTCAGGTCGGCCGGGTCGACGCCTTCGATGATGTACGTGACGACGGTGCCCGTTGTCGAGACCGGCGCGTCGAGACCGAGTAGCCGCGCCTCGCGTTCGTCGAGGGCCTTGAGCCGGTCGACGGCGCGGAGGATGGGGGCGTCGTCGAGTAGCGGGTTGCCGTCGGGGCCGTGGATGATCTCGCCGTTGTTGACGGTATAGTGGAATGCTTCGAGTACGCCGATGACGGCTTTGCGTTGCATGTCGATGGAGGCGAGTTGCTTCTCGCGGTACTGGTCGAGGGAGAGGGCGAGGTGTTCGCGTCGCTGGTCGAGGGCGCGGCGCATGTCGGTGATGGCGGATTGGCGTGAGTCGTAGCCGAGTGTGTCGGCTATTTCTTGCCAGGTGATGCCGCGGTTGCGGAGGCGGATGACTTCTTCGCGGCGGGCGGTGATGTCTGACGGTGGCGGGTCTTGTGGGGTGGCACCTGTCACTGGTCGCAGCCAGCTTTGGCGGCTTCCCTGGACCACTGCACGACCCAGGCGTAGTGCTGCGTTTCGGTGGATCCTGCGGATCCATTCATGTCCTTGCGGAATAACCCGAGCCGTATGCCCTCGGCTATGTCGTGCCGTACCTGCTTGAAGAATGCGTGGCCGAGTTCTTCGGTGAACACGCCGCTGAGGATCAGCCGCCTGCATAGCAGGCGCGAAAATGAATCGACTGAGAAGGTGCTCTCGTCCGCAGACCGACGGACCGGCGTGAAGGGGATGGGTCCGATAGCGCAGTCGCCTGTTGGCTGGCTAGTCACGGGTGCCGTCTGCGTTGTTCGAGCCATTGGTTGATGGCTGCGACCCGCCGGTCGTCGTTGACGGCCCACGCGGTCGCGGCGCAGAGGGCGGTGGCTACCGCGATGGTGGCGAGCGGGATTAGCACTGCGGCTCCTGCGCACTCCGGAGCTTGCCGACGGTGAGCGTGCGGCCTTCCGTGGTGACTGTGCGGCCTTGCCAGCCGAGGGTGTCGGCGAGTTCGCGGATCTGCTGGTCGGTGGCGTCGTCGGCGAAGTCGAGGGTCCAGGCTTCGTCGTCGGCGCGGGTGGTGGCGGTGAGGTGCGGCTCAGCGTTACGGGCGAGCCGTCGGGTGGCGAGGGCCGCGGCTATGGTGCCGATTGCGAGGGCGAGCCCGGCGGCCCATTGTGCGCCGGTCACGGAATGTCCTGGGGGTCGATCGGGATGGCGACCCAGGTGGTGATCTGCTGGCCGCCGGCTTCGGCGGTGAACGGTTCGGGCGGGTTGCCGATGAACCGGGGCGGTGCGGCGGTGCTGAGCTGGTACCAGCCAGCCCGCCACGAGACCCAGTCGCTGGCGCCCAGTTCGGCCAGGGACGGCGTCGCCGTCAGCGGGGTCTCGGCGCCGCAGGTCTGGCACCAGAATTCGTCCGTCCCGTCGCCGGCTTCGCGTGACTGGCCGTCGGTCCACGGCGCCACCCGGTCACACCGTGGGCACTGATAGGCGGCCGGCTGCGGGTCGGTCATGGCCGGCCTCCGTAGCGGCGTGCGGCCGATGCGGTCATCGAACTCAGGTGCCAGTGGTCGCCGCAGCGTCGGGTCCGCGTGGGCGCGGTGGTCCGTGATGCGCGTGCGGTGGCGCGGACGCGGTCGAGGGCGGCCTGTGCGGTGGGCTGGTCGGGGTAGGCGACCTTGCCGGTCGCGGCGCAGCGGTGCCCCTCGTCGCCGTCGAGTTCGGCGCGGAGCCGGGTCATGTTGATCGGGTACGCGGGCCGGCTCACGGGACGTCACCCCGGCCGGGTTCGACGAGGCCGTGTGGGGTGATCCCGCGGCGGACGACGGTGGGCGCGGTCTCGCGGTGACGCCGGGCTTCGCCGAGGAGGACCCAGACAAGTTGTGCTTGGCTGCGCTGTTCGGCGCGGGCGGTGTTGCGGATCCAGTCGGCGAATTCGTCGGTGACGCGGGCGGTGACGGCTGCTGTTCTGGTGTCGTCTGCGGCCTCACCCATGCCGGCGACTGTACCTGTTCGTTGTCGTCCGTGTGTGGTCGTGGTGGCCGTAGCCCATGCCTGCGGGGTAGCCGGGGTCGGGGGTCATGGGTTCTCCTGGCGGTGGTCGTGGATGGCTTGCCGGAGGCGGTCGGCTCCTTGGTCGGTGACGGGGAGGTTGGCGTGGTGGCGGGCTCGGTCGCGTGCGGCCTGTCGTTTGCGGTTGGCTCCGGCGAGGGCGAGGAGGGCGACGCTGACGGCGAGCGCGAGCGCCCAGATGGCGCCGACCTGGGCGAGGTGCGTGATCACGTGGTGTCCTCCGGCTGGTCGTCGGGCTGGCGGTACATGGCGCCCATGAGCCGGGCTACTGCCGCTGTCCGCTCGGGCGTGACGTCGGCGAGCAGAGCGTCGAGCTCGGCCGGGTCGCTCGGGATGCGGAGTTCGGGGGTGGACTGGGCGGGTGCCGGCTGCCCGGTCATGGCTGCGTAGTCGGCGGGATGGACGGCGTCGTACGGGTAGTCCGGCTCGCGGTTGAACGCGGCCCGGATCTCGTCGCCGGTCATGGCGTCTCCTCGGTCCGGGGCTGCCACCTGTCGGAGATGAGGTCTTGGTACACGGATTCGATCGCGTCCAGTTCGGTGCTGAGGACAGCGGCGCGGCGTTCGATCTCGGGGCAGACGGCGGTTTCGAGGGCGTGGTGCGGCTCGACGCAGGCGAGCCGCACGAGCGCGGCCTCACGGTCGATGTAGGCCTGGACGACGGCCTGGCTGGTACGGCCGGCCAGGGCTTTCGCCAGCGCCGCCGCGCCGGCCTGGACGTAGTCGGGTTGCGGGGCGGTCACGTCTCGGTCTCCTCGGTCGCGGGCCGGTCGGGGTTGAGTGTGCGTAGTCCGGCGAGGAGCCGGCGGAGGGTGTCGGGGTCGTTGGGGTCGAGGAGCCGGCTGTTGACCGCGTCCAGGTCGCGGAGGTCGACGATCATGCCCTCGCGTGGGCCGGCGGGTTCGGTCTGGCCACATCGCTCGCGCCACGCGGGTCGGTCGGTGCCGGTCACGGCCCCTCCAGTTGCGCGCGGACCCGTTCGGGGGTCTGGTGGTCTGGGTTGTCGGGTGCCTGGCCGCAGATCCAACAAGGGTCAGCGACCCCGTTCATCGCCGCAGCGTGGTTGTAGCCCGGGCGCAGGTCGGACGGCGGTAGCTGCCAGCGGTGAGTTACCGCGTCGAGTGCTGTCGCGAGGGCTGCGTTCTCGGCCATGATCCGGACGAGTTGGTCGGTGAGGTAGGCCGCGGTCTCTTCGGGTGTCCGCCGACGCAGTCGAAACGGCTGCGCAATGTCGGGCTCAGCCATGGTCGCGGTCCTTCCCGAGGTCGACAGGTCCGACGCGGATGGCGTCGGGGTGAACGTTCCACTGTGCGGCGAGCGCCTCCCTCATTGCCGTGAGCAACGCGCCGAGCGGCTCGCGGGCTTCGGGCGCAACATCGGCCCGGCACATCAGTCCGGCGCCTCGGGGTCGAGCCGTTCCGACCGCGCCAACTGCGCGCACACCTCCCGGAGTTCGGCGGCGGTCGCGAACGCCGTACCGGTCCGCAGCCCCATCCACCGGCCCCGCGCCTGCGCCCGCCGCGACGGGCGCCCGCCGAGTTCCTCCGGCTCATCATCCGCGGCCAGCCGGAACATGCCGCCGGTGTTCCCTGCCATCACCGCCCACCTCATGAACGGCGCCTCGAATACGTCCACGGTGACCGCGGCTGTCCCGCCGGGTTCTTCGATGTCGCGGGTCCACTGGGCGACGTCGTCTTCGGGAGACCGGTACAGCCGCAGGCCGCGGCCGGCGGGGCGAGTGAGGACGACGTGGGCTTCCCGGTCCAGGTAGACCCGGTCGGGGGTGAGCGCCTTCACGGCGCGGACGAATCCGGTGATGGCGCGGCGGAGATCCCGGAGGCGTCGGCGTTCGCGGATGGCGGCGGCGAGGACGGCGAGCAGGACCGCGGCCTGCACCGCGCCGAACGCCAGCGGGGCCGAGCCGAGGGCGACCTGTGCGACGGCCATGGCCGTGCATGCGGCCACGATTCCCGTGCTGGCGCCGTCGGTGAACAGGAGCCGCAGGTACAGGGGGATCTTCATGGCGGCCTTTCGTGGTCGCGGGTGGCGTGGCGCATCACTCGGCCCAGGTAGTCGTCTCGATGGCGGTGCCGTCTGCTGCGATCCCTGCTGACTGGCCGGTGACGACGTGCGGGCCGTGGATCTCTACCGGCGGAACCCGGAGCCGGGCGAGTTGTCCGGCGGCGTGCCGCCAGCAGGTCTCGGCCACAGTGGCGTCGTACAACGGGTTGTGCGGAGACATCTCCTCGTAGGCCCCGGCCATGCGGAGGCCGTGGGCGGTGCGGTACCCGTCGACGGACAGCGGATCGGCGCCGACGGCGTAGAGCAGCGTGGCGAGGTCGTGGAGGGGGAACGGGCCGGAGAACGGGTCACGGCCGAGGACGTGGACCATGTCGGCGAACAGCCGCGCCTCGACCGGCGCGGCTACGTGGGCGATGACCAGCGGGTTGCCGTCCTGCTGGTCGTCGTACCAGCCGGCGAACTGGGCGAGCATGGTCGGGTAGTCGTGGCCGGTCCCCCGGTACGGCACGGGTGTGCCGAGGACGGGTATGACGTTGGCGGCGACCCAGGGGTCTACGGGGCCGTCGATGATGCAGGCGTCTTCGAACAGTGCGTGGACGCCGTCGTCGTGGGTGACGATGGCGCCGATGGCGAAGGGTTGGCCGTGGAGCCCGTTCGACTCGACGTCGACGGAGAGGATCTTCACGCGGTCTCCTGGGTCAGGTTGTCGGCTGGCTGGTTCTGGTCGGGACGGCAGTACGTGCACAGGTCGACCTCGCCGTGATGTCGGACGGTGGCGTCGACGGTGCCACAGGCCATGCACGCGAGGTGCCCTTGCGCCGAGCCGCGCGCCGGGTCGGGCGCCTTGGCGTTCCACAGTGGGCAGGTGACTGGGTGGGCGACGTGGGCTGGGGCGTCGGCCCAGTCCGACCACGGCTCACCCCTCGCGAGCAGTTCCCAGCGTTGCCAGGCGCGGCCGGCGATCGGGATCCACTGCCCGGCGGGGTCGGGGGTCGGGTTGAGCGGGAGGTTCTTGCGTCGGGCGGTGGTGGCGTAGAGGACGGCCCTGCCGCAGCCGGCGGGGCAGCGTGCGGTGCCGGTCACGGCTTGCCGTCCTGGTCGGCCGGCTCGTCGTCGTCCCAGTCGTCCTCGTACCCGCCGTCCGGCTCGGTCACGGCACCGCCTCCCACAGCCGGGTCCGCCAGTCGATGTCGAGCATCTCCCCGGCGACGGCTGCGGCGAGCGGCGGCGGGACGCAGTTCCCGACCTGGCCGAACCGGGAGGTGCGGTTGCCCTGCCACGGGTAGTCGGCCGGGAAGCCTTGGAGGACGCCGGCCTGCGGTACGCCGACGCGGACGGTGTGCTCGTCGTACTGGCGTTGCCCGCCTTCGCGGTCGCGGTGGCCGGGGCCTGCGAGTCTCGGGTCGCCGCACACGGCGGTGGCGGGGCGTTCGGCAGGCCAATCGTTGCGGTGCTGCCAGCGCATGTCGGAGTGGCCGAATGCGACGGTCATCGCGGGCTGGTCGGGGGTGCGGGGCCGTGTGCGGTCGTTGACCTTGGCCCGGCCGGATGGGACCAGTTCCCATCCGGCCGGGCCAAGGTCGGACTCCAACTGCCACGACCAACTGCGGCCCTGCCCGGACACGGTCGGGGCGGGACCGGCCATGTCCCGACGTTGGTAGTCGGCGGTGCCGCCGGAGACTTGGTTGGTCTGCAGGGTCCATCCGGTGCTGTACGAGGTCTTCCCGGCGCCGTACGCCCAGCGTGGGCCGCGGTCGCCGCAGACAGTGCGGCTGGGCCGGTCAGCATCGATGGCCAGCGCGTCGGCCATGGACACCCACGGCAGCAGCCCGCGGTCGGCGGGGTGGACGGCACGTTCCCGGGCCGGCTCGACGAACAGCCCATCTGCGGCCGGCTCATCCGCGCGGCGGGCGGGGACGTACCGGGCGTGCGACGGTGCCGGCAGCCGGGCCGGCCGGCCGTCGTTCCGTGCGGCGAGGAACGCCCGCAACCGGGTCTGCGGGACGCCGAAGCATTCGGAGCTGAGCAGGCCGGCGGTGGCGGACCAGCCTGCGCGGCGCAGGCATCGGGCGTACTCGGCCCACAGCGGCAGCGCGGCGGGAACCTGCTCGCAGGCGAGCCACCGCAGCCCGGCGATGCCTTCGGCCCACCGGGCGGGTTCGAGAACGAGCGCCGCCTGCGCGGCGTCCGCGCGGGCGGCTGCTTCGACCCGTGCCCGCGGCCACTGCTTGGCAGGTGGGCGGGTCTCGTTGCGGGCCTGCTGCGCCGCCAGGGCGGCGGGGTACACGTCGGCGCGGACCTGGCCGCGTACGTCCTCCCCGGCGAGCATTGGCGCGATGGCCGCGGTCAGGGTGTCCATGACGGCCAGTCCGAGCCGCTGCCCGGCGTTGGAGAACAGGGGGCAGGGTGGGGACATGACCGCGCCGTCTACGCGTCCGGCGAGGTGCGCGAGCGGGAACGCGGCGACGTCGGCCTGTACCCGGACGTGGCCTGCGGCTTGAGCGGTGCGGCAGGCGTCCCGGTCGAGATCGACACCGACCGCCGCCGTGTGGCCGAGCATCGCCATGCCCTGCGACCCGCCGCCAGGGCCGGCGAACCCTTCCAGGACGAGACGGGTCACGGCGTGCTCCCCGCGCAGTACCGGCATGTGTCGGGCTGGCAGGTGCCGTCCATGTGGGACTGCTGGTCGGGGGTGCCGCCCCACGCGTTCCCCCGTGGCATGACGGACCGGCGGGCCACGAACCCGGGGTCGTCGGGCGGGTTGTCTGCGGCCACGTCGAGCAGGGCGGGCGTGTCGATGTCGGGCGCTGGGTCATCTCCCATCGCGGCGCGGATCACGGCGGGGTCGACGCTGAGGAACCCCAACGGCCGGCCTGTGCCGTCGCCGTGCAGGGCGACCTCGACCGCGACGTCGACCGCGGCCCGGTACGCCTCGGCCATGCCCAGGTTCAGTTCGGCCTGCAAGCCAGCGTGAGCCAGGTCCGCGTGGTCGTCCGGGCCGGTCACGGCACCGCTCCCGGGTCGCCCGGGTGCGGCACGCGGCGGCCGAACCGCTCGCAGTACGCCCAGTACAGGGCGTCCCGCCGGTCCAGCCACCACCACGCACGGCGTAGCCGGGAGGCGGGCCGGGCAGGGTGGAGATCGGCGGCGCAGGCGTTACACAGGGCGCCTTCATCGAGCCGGACCCAGATGGCGAGGTCCGCCTTGCCGCACCTCGCGCAGTCGTGGAACACGAGACCGTTCGGCGCGTCGACCATGGTGATCGTGTCGGGCCGCGCGGCTCCTCCTCCATGGCCGGTCACGTACCAGCGGGGGCGCAGCCAGGACCGGCGCCACGTGTCGGTCACGGGGTTCCCTCCCTGCGGTACATGGCGTCGAGGTCGGGCATGCCGGCGCGCATCGCCTGCCAGCAGTCGTCGCACACGACGGCCGGGTCCGCGAGTTCGGCCGCCGTGAACCCGGCGGCTTCGGCTTCGGCCTGCGCGTCGTCGTCGGACCATCCCTGGTCGAACGTGCGGTGGCAGTTGTCGCAGGTGAACGTGCCGTGGGCAGTCACCGCGCGGTCCCGGCTGCGGTCAGGTCGAGCTGCATCTGACCGGTGCAGCGGTCGCGGTGCTCGTCGAACCCGGCGAGGTCTGGCCACGTCTCGTGGCAGCGCCGGCAGTGCGTCGCTGCGGTGCCGGTCCAGGTGGCGTCGCAACGGCGGCAGCGGGTCACTTCACGGCCTCCGCCCGGACGATCCGCCGCGGCCCCGCCATCTCCAGGCGAACCACCTCGGCGTTGGCGAGCTTGACGAGGCTCAGCCGGGCGCGCCCGGCGGTGCACCCCGTCGCGCGGGCGGCCTGGCTGGCGACCGAGTAGCGGCCGGGGGTGAGCGGCCCGCGTTCACGGACGAACTCCAGAATGGCCCCGGGGTAGCCGCGGAACGTCACGTCGGCGGTCACTGCTGGCGCTCCGCGTACGCGGCCAGGGCGGTCGCGCGGAGAGCTTCGGCTTCGGCCTCCTGCTGGTCGAACACGTCCTGCGGCAGGTCCACCCACCCGGACACGTGCATGAACAGCCGATCCCGGTCAACCGCCGGCTGGCCGTCCTCGTCGAGGATGGGTTCGTCGTCGGCGTCGATGATCTCGCAGCCGTAGAGCACGTTGTCCGGCGTGGTCACTTCCGGGTCGCCCACCGCGGCAGCCCCGGGGAGGGCCGCGACTCGCTCACGCCAGCCGTCGACAGCGATCTTGCGGAGGGCGGCGAGCATGACGGGGGACTCTGCGATGCCGTCTGGGACGCGACCGATGGTGGTCATCCGCTGGCGGGTGGTGGTCACGCTTGACTCCTTGAACGCCTGGCAGGACGTGAAGTTCGGGCACCCGTCGGACAGGCCCCACACCTTGTCGCCGTCCGGGTCGTACTTCCACGCCTTCATGTCGAGCCACCCGTGGCGGTGGTCAGTGGTGGTGAACTGGACGTCGTAGCCGGACGCTGAGGCGTGGTGGATGTCGAGGCCGGTGATCCGGTGGAGCCGCCGGAGCCACTTCTCCCCGAGCCCGTCGCGGCTCACGTCGGCTCCCGGAAGAGGCGCTTGGCGTGGCGTTCCGCCGGGGCGAGCCGGCGGCCGGTGGTCGCAGGAGGCGGGGAATGCCCGGCCGCGCGGACGTCGCGGAGGACGTCGATGGCGTCTTCGACGACGCGCCGCTGGGTGACGCGGAGGCGGTACGCCTCGGCGCGGACCCATTCGTAGCGGTCTTCGGTGAGCCGGATCATCGTCGGCACATCGTCGGTCATCCCGCAATCCTGTCATCGGGATGCGCCCCTGGCAAGGCGCCACGCAGGTCCGCTAAAACCGCCGCGGCCCGCTCCGCCAGCGTGCCGCCGAGGAGCCGGTACGGCACCCGCCACGCGGCGAGCCGCTCCACGTACGCGGCGTGGATCCGCGCCCTGTCCGCCGTGTCCTCGGCCCGCACCGCGTCGGCGGCGTACGACACGTCGGCGGGGTCCAGCAGCCAGATCCGCCGGTACGCCGCCAGGTGGCCCTGGGCGCGGCGGTACAGGGCGTCGCCGCCGAGGCGGTCGCCGGTGGAGTGGACGTACACGGCGGCGCACAGCGGCGAGCGGTCGCAGACGACCGGCCCGGGCGCGGCTTCCTGTTCGCGGGCCAAGGCGAGGGTCTGGATGGCGGCCTGCGCGGGGAACCGGAACCGGTCACGTTCGGGGGTGGGGTGGGCGGCGAACCAGTCCCGGGCGGCCTCGGCGACGACGGTGACGTCGGGGCGGGTGGCTGCGATGGCGGCGGCCAGGGTGGTCTTCCCGACGCAGCCGGCGCCGAGCGCGCCCGCCAGGCCGGGGAGGATGCCGCGCCACCCGACGGCGTCGGGCGGCAGGTCTTCGGCCGGGTCCAACGCGGGCGGCACCGCGGTCACGGCGCGCCCTCCTGCCTAGCGGTCAGGGCCGGGTACCGCTGCGGCGTGCGCATGGCCGCCGCGACCGCCCCGGCCACCGCCTCCGAATCCAGCGCCGGGACGCAGCCCCGGGACGCTACGCCGGCACCGTAGGCGTAGCCGGCCAGGACCGCATCCCACACGAGGCGCCGCTCCCGCTGGGTCAGCGGCATCGCTGACAGGACGCCGAGCAGCGGGTCAGCCTTCTGTTTCTCGGCCAGCTCCTCGTAGTACCGCAGCAGGTCTTCCGGGCCGAGTGCGGTCACCGCCGGTCCCGCCGGTCGTCCCGGCGGCCGAGGACGTCGGCGACCATCCGGTCATACGATGCGGCGGCTTCCCGGACGGCGGGGTCTTCGGCTTCGAGCCGGTCGAGGTCGGCCTGCAAGGCGGCCCACTCCTCGCGGGTCCACTCCTCGGGCGGGCGGCCGGTCATTGCCTTCGTCCTTCCCGCCACGACGCTGCCAGGCCGCGGAGCAGCGTCGCCCCGAAGTGGTCGAGGGAGACGCCGTCGGCGTGGTCACGTGCGATCCGGTCGAGCTCGGCAGCGATCGCGCGGGCGACCAGTCCGCCGGGGCGGAGGGCGGTGACGAGGGCGGCGCGCATGTCCGGGTCCTCCGTCGTGCCGCCGATCCGGTAGCCGGCATCGGAGGGCGCCTCAACGTCCTCTTCGGTGATCCGGCCGTCCTGGTCGCCGCTCGCGTTCTCGTCGATCACCGCCGCCACGATCCGCGCCCGGTCAGCGCGAGCGGGGTGGGTCAGCAGGCTCGTGCATGCCGTCCCTGGCGTGGCGCCGCAGGCCGGGCACGGCACCCCGAGCGGGTCGACCGGTGTCGGCTGGCCGGCCTGGACTGCCGGTAACCTGGCCGGCCCGTAGCCGGGCAGGTACGCGGAGTGGTGCCCGCCGGGGCAGTCGTCCCCGACGTAGTGCGTCCGGTCGCGGGTCATGGCGCCAGCCAGGACGGCAGGCAGACGCAGCCGCCCCGCTCGTCGGCAGGGTGCGCGCAATCGCAGCCGCCAGCCATCGGCGGCCGGTCGACGCGGAGGCCGCAGCCGTAGCACCACCGCGCGGCCTCGCGTGCCGCCGCGTCGTGCGCGGCGTCGTCGGCCACGGCCCGCACGCGGGCTTCCACCGTCTCGGTCGGGGTCATGTCGTCGCCTCCGTCGTGTCGTCCAACTGGGCGCGTACTGCGGCCTCGGCCTCCGGCGGCAGGTCGAACACGCCCTGTAGTCCCCGCGCCGGAACCGGCTCGGGCAGCGGGCGGACGTTGTCGTACCGCCAGTGGGCCTGACCGGACACCGCCCACGGCGGGCAGGTGCACAGTCCGGTCTTGCTGCGGGAGCGGAGGCACACGGTGTGGAGGCGGACGACGGCGACCACGACGCCGCGGGTCGCCTCCCACTCCGGCCACAGCGCGGGACGGCCGACGGACCACCGCTCGATGGTGCGGGTCACGAGCGGGTGGTCGAGCGCGTCCCGGTCCAGGGCGCGGCCTTCGATGATGGCGAGGTCCCCGCGCCACGGCGTCGCCCAGCCGCGGTTCTCGACTGTCTTCGCGCCGGGGTCGTGCGCGGCCTGGACGATGCACCACGACCACGGATTCTTGACCACGAGGGCCTTCACGAAGCGACCGCCTGACGGGCCGCGCGTGTCCTGCGATCCCCCTGGGTCCGGCACTCCCCCGGGTGGTAGTGCCGCTGCCGGTACCGCCACGGCGCCTCCTCCGGGTCATACGGGATCGGCTGGGCGCACCACGCACAGTTCCGCGGCTCCGGCGTACCGGACCATGCCGGGTTCCGCCACCGCCGCACCACCCGAGTCGACACGCCGACGCGGGCGGCGATCCGCTCCGTCGACCAATTGGCGGCGGACGCCGCTGCGGCGAACGCGCGAGCGTCGACCTCGGCCAGCGGCCGCGGCCTGGGGTCGCTGCCGAACAGGCGGGCGACCGCGACCGGGTCCGGCTCATCCGGCCCGGCCGGCTCGGCGGACCACGGCACGGCCTCCGGGTCGTCGATGTCGTCGCCCCACGCGGCCGGCGGCTGGTAGCCGAGAGCCCGGGCGACAGCGGCGGTCTGCTTCGACGGCCCCGGCCAGTCGCACAACTCCGCGTACACCGCGGCGATCCGCGCGGCCGTGGCCCGCCGGACCATCGCCGGGTCGGCGAGCCTGTCCAGGCTGCGTCGGCACGTGAAGCCGGCCTTCGGCGCGATGACGGAGGAGGGCCACCCGGCCGCGTACAGGGCACGGAGCCGGCGACGGGTGCCGTCTGCTGGGATGAGCCACTGTTCGCCGGTCAACTGGGCGAGTTTCCACTGCTTGGAGTAGCGGGTGCAGGCGCGGCGGGCGGCGGCGCAGGTGCATCCGTGGTGTTGGGATGCGGCGCGGTCGCCGTGCCTGGTGGTGGAGGGGCAGCCGGGGTCCGGCTTGTCACTCACGGTCGTGGTCCTTCCCGTCGGGCGTCTCGACGGGGGCGGCCTATGCTGGGCCGAGCGTCGGGACGCGACTCAGCCTCGCGTTCCACGTGGAGCCTCTCGGGTGTGGTCGCCCGGGGGGCTCGCTGTTTCGGATGCTACCGCCCGCCGGGCACCGCCGGGGTGGGCTCCGGATGGTTCACCGGGCCGTGTCCGCCGGAAGCGGCGTCAGCCCAGAGAGACAGTTGCCCGTAGGCGTAGGGAGGCTGGGCCTGCCTGGCTTCCGGCCAGCGTTCCGGGAGAAGTTGCAGGGCGACCAGGCCCCCGGCGGTCTCACCGACGTGGTCCCAGCCCGCACGGCGGTAGCAGCGCCCGGGGTCGCGTTTCCGGCGGGTCTTGGTCGGGTCGACGAACGTCACGATCCCCAGCGGCGGCGGCTCCCACCTCGCCCGGGTGGCGGCGACTGCCGCGCGGATCAGGTCGGAGGACAGCAGCTCGCCCTCGTTGCGGAACAGGGAGCAGACCATCGCACCGGCCCACGCGTGCTGCACGTATTCGGCTATCGGGTAGGAGGTGACCCACAGGGCGTCGGCCTGCTCAGTGAGGAGGACGAGGCAGCGGCCGGGTGGGACGAACTGCGGTGACCCGACCTTCTGCCGGTTGTAGTGCCGGTCCGCGAGTGGGAGCGCCCGGGGGTCGGCGCGGGTGGACCGGTGCCATGGCTGGCCGGTCACGTCTGCCCGCCGGGGTTCTCCAGTACGCGGCGGATCGTCTGGTCGAGCAGGTCCGACGGCCGCCACAGGAAGTACCTGACGCGCGAACCGGGAACAGCGGCCAGGGCCTCGTACGCGGCGCGCCACTGCTCCTGGGTGGTGGTCAATCGGCCGCGTTGTGTCTTGCATTCGGCCACGATCTGCCAACCCCCGACCAGGATGACCAAATCTGGGAATCCGGGGGTTCCTTGGATGGGGGTGCGCCAGCCGTTGTCGGTGCGGGCGGGGCGGCAGTGGTGGACGAGCCAGCCGAGGGCTTTCGCTAGGGCGACGGTGTTGGCGAGGAGGTCGTCTTCGCTCATGCCGGCGGCGACGGCGCCGCGTTGCTCGGCGGTCGTCACGGCCGGCCCTCTGTGGCGGTAAGGAGTTCCGACAGGGGGCATTGCAGGGCGTCGGCGAGCGTCCACAGCCGGTCCATCGACGGCGAGTAGGCGCCGTTCTCGACCCGGCTGATCGACTGCCGGTCGCAACCGCCGAACGCGTGCCTGCGTCGGAGTTCGGCGTCGGTGCAGTTCCGGGGCACGGTCGTGCTCACCCGGACCACGGCCTCGGCCGCTCGTCGCCACGTACGTACAGCGGGTGCCTAGGTGCGCCGTCCTTCGTCGTCCCGAGGCAGGCCAGGACTTGCCCGGTCGTTTCCCGGACCATCGCGCACAGCACGGCATCGCGGCCGTGCGCCCGGACGGCCCTGTCGGCGCCCCATGCGGCGATCACCGGTCCGCCTGCCGCGGCGGCGAGGTGCCGCCGGATCACGGCGTCGTTGTCCGGGCCGACCGGGTCAGGATGGCCGTCGAGGGCGCGCGGGTCGGTCGAGCGGAGCGCGAACGTGTTCAGCACGGTCAGCCCGCCCGTACCCCATTGCCGGGCGAAGGTGAGGCAGCGGCGGATTGTCGGGTCCTCCACGAACGCGTCCGCGGTGGAAGGGTTGAGCATGACGAACACGGCCGGCGGCGTATCGGCCCAGCGGCGGGTGAGGGCGTACCGGTAGGCCCGGTCGGGTGAGAATTCGGCGGTGGCCCCGCCGATCAGGGCGTCGTCGCGGTCGACCACGAGGCCGGTCACGGCCGGGCCTCCCGTCCTACCTGCATCGCCTTGGTCCCCGTGGCGGGGTCGTCCCGGTAGTGGCACGTGTCGCCGTCCTGGCACGGGCACGCCGGGTCGGAGCCGGCGCACGGCTGGCGTGCTGCCTTCGCTGTGCGTCGCAGCGCTGCCAGTTGCGAACCCCTCGGCCCGAGACCCAGGCGCCCATACGCGGCCAGTACCGATGCGACGAACAGCATCTGCTCGCGGGTCGGCTCCCCGTACCGCAACTGCCACTGCACGTCGCCGGGGTCACCCGGGTCGGGCCAGGTGGTGCCGTCGTCCAGCCTGAGGTGACTGCTCACCGCTCCCCCAGTTCGGCCCGGACCCTGGCCGGGATGCGGACGAGCCGGCCCAGCGTCTCCCGGTCCGCTGTCATGCCGACACCTCGGCCCCTGGTCAGTCATCACCGCCCTCCTCGTGGACTTCCGCGACCGTGTACCGCTCCCGCCGGCCCCGCTCGGCCGCCGACTCCCGCAGCACGGTGGCTTCGAACTCGGCGTCCTCCCGCGTCCAATGCAGCCCGGCGGCGCCCGGCAGATCCGGCTGATGGCTGGCCTGGTTCCACTCGACCACCACCCAGCCCAGCGGGCCGGTCATGCCGTCGCCCCGAGCCGGTCAACCCGGCCAGCCGCACCGCGGACCTTGTGGACCTGCTGCCGGTACACGTTGCACGACGGGTCCAGCCCGTCCGCCTCCCGGTACAGCACCGTCAACTTCAGGCCCGGGTCGAGCCAGTACGGCTCGCACACCAGCACGTCACCTGCCGCCAGCCCGAACCGGGGGTCGTCGTCCTTCAGCACGTACCGGCGCGGCAGCCGGTACGCGGCCCGGAGCGCATCCCACCGCTGCCGGTGCTCCCTGCCGGCTGCCCGTAGCCTGCCGGACGACGTCGTGCACGGCGCGTCCTCGGCTGCGTCGCAGAACGTGCACCGGACGTCCTGGGCGAAGCTGCCCGCGGGTTCTGTCATCGCCCTGACTCCTTCCTGTCCACCATCGCCGCCAGCCGGTCGCATGGGTACGCCTCGTTGCAGCGCAGGCACCACAGCCTCATCGGCTCGGTCGGCCCGGACACGTCCACCGCCCCATGCCCCCGGTGTTCGGCGCCGTCCAGCCAGTCCGCGAGCCGCCCCGGCGCCAGAGTCAGCGCCGTCCCGAAGCCGCGCCAGAACCCGGCCGAACACACCTGCCGGAGACCGGCGGCCACCTCGGCCGCCTGACGCCGAACCCAGCGCGTCATGTCGCCGGCTCCTTCCGGTCCGGCGACCAGCCCCACCCAGCGTCACCCAGTGCGGCCTCTGATACCGCGCGGAGCAGGTCGAGCGCGTCGAGGTAGATCGGCTCCTGGTCGCCGATCTTGACGGTGATCTCGTGATTGAAGCCCGGCGTAACGGTCAGGGACCGGTCGTCGTCGTACCGGCCCGGGAGCGAGATCCCATCCATGAAGGCGCTGACGCCGGTCACTGCCTACCGTCCTGGTCCGGCGCGGCGAGCGCGGCGACTGTCGCCCGGCCGTCCTCCCCCGCCTCCTGGTAGATCCCCAACGCGTCGATCAGCGCGTGCACGTCGTCCACGGTTAGGCCCGAGAACGACTCGATGTCCCGGTTCAGGATGCTGCCCGCGACGCGGAGCCGGCCGGGCTTGTCGTCGCCCTTCACGCCGAGGTCGGCCAGGACCGCGAACAGCCGCCGCATCAGACTCGCGGGCACCGCGGCCGGCGGCGCATCGTCGTCGACCAGTTCGCCGTCAACCGGCTCATCCGCCGGCGACTCCGAGTCGCCGGCCGGCGGAAACTCCTCGGCCACCGTCGTCTGACCCTTGCCCAGCGCCGCGCCCACATGCCGCAGCGCCGTCAGATCATCCTCCAACCAGTCCTCCACCGGCCGGCCCACGCGCGCCACCAGGGCCTCCGCCGGGACGCCCCACTTCCCCGCGAACCAGTCGGCCAGCACCGCAACGCGGTCCGCCAGAGGCCGTTCAGTGGCCGGCTGCGCGTCCTCGCTGGACTCGGCCCCGGCAGCCGCCGGCTCGGCTGAGCCGCCCGTGATCTCGGCCACCGTCACCGGAGCCTGAGCGACCGGAGGCGCTCCCGCACGCTGCACACGCGGGTCGTCCGTGACCTCCTCGAACGACGGGATCCCCTTCAACACCTCCGGGGCGACCCGCTTGCAGCAGATCGACACGGCCCGGGCGTACAACATGGCCTTCGGGTCCTTTGTGTACTTCTCGTTGTTCGCTACATACCCGGCCCGCTTCGCGTCGCCGATGGTGAAGGTGACCGGCTCGACATGCGACGACCCGGCGCGCTGGCCGTGGACGGTGCACTCGGTGTCCGAAATGGACACCGTCCACACCTCGTGCCCTGCGGCTTGGATCAGCGCGACCATCGTGTTTGCGTAGATGCTCGGGCGGCCATGGATGACGAACACCTCGTTGAGCGCGTTCATCGGGGTGAGGCCGAGTTCGGCGCCATAGATCAGCGCGCCGGTTCCGTTCGCGATGGCCTGCGCCCGGCGCTTCTCTTCCTTCTCTGGATCGGTCGACGTCTGCTTGGGCCACAGCGCGCGCGGGAAGAACGGCGTGTCGACGATCGATGCGACGAGCTGCCCGGCGGCCTGCGCGGTTTCGACCCAGACTTGCAGGGCGGTGACTCCTGCGGCGGGCTGCGGGAGGTTCGGCGCTCGGTGGGCGAGGGTGTTGTTGGCGGGTTCGATGCGGGCGAGTTCGGTCACGGTGCGGTCTCCAGTGGGAGGACGGTGATCGGGTAGTGGTCGCGGATGGCGGCGTTGACCGCGTCGAATAGACACAGGTCGCAGACGGGCCGCCGGTCGGCGGGGAATGCGCTCGACGGGTAGGCCAGCCGGGCGACGGCGGCGCGCCACCGCTCCTGAGGGTCGTCGTCGCAGGGCCGGCAGTGAACGACGACAGCGGCGGTCACAGGTGGGCCTTTCGGATGATCTGGCAGCCGGTGCACTGGCAGCACGCCTCAGACGGCACGTAGTCGGGCGAGCCGGCGATGTGGTCGTAGTAGTCGGGCCACGTCGGGTGCCCCTCGCAGACCTCCAGGGCGGCGGCCTGCGCATGTGTGAAGTTGGCCCGCCACTCGTGGACCTCTTCGCCCAGTTCCGCCTCGCGGCAGTCGCAGGCCACGTGATGATCCGTGCAGGCCACGTACCGGGGGTCGCGGGTGTCCGTCGGCGGCGGCTGGTCGACGGGGACCGCGACGCGCAGCGTCGAGCGGCCGGGCCGCCGCTCGCCCCGGAAGAACACCACGGGGCCAGCCGTGCTGGTCACCGGGGTCCTTCCTGGGCGGCTTGGCGGGCGGCGACACGGGCTAGGTCTTCCTGCCGGGTGTCGCGGGTGTCCCCCGCGTCGACGTACCGGCGGATCAGCTCCGACAGCCACACGGAGTGGTCGGCGGCCCGGGTCTCCAGCCGTTCGGCCTGTTCGGCGGGGAGGCGGATGGAGACCTTCCGCATGGGTTTACGCATGCCCCGATCCTACCACCGTTGTCCGACGAATAGCGGACGTTCGGGTGACGATCTACGGCTGAACAGTGTCGGCTTCGGTGTCGAAGTCGCCACGCTCGCGGGCTATTTCGTGCTGAACGGCCGACCACCGCGGCAACGCCAGCGGCACGATCTGATCGTCCGTGCTGCCCGCCCCAACCCGGTACCCCGGCCACACCCCGGACGCCTGACACCGCGCGAACACGTCCAGCGCGCGGCGGTTCAGGTCCCTGCCGGCGGCGAGCGCGTCCGCGTCGGGCTCGCACACGGTCACGAGGTACGGGGCCGTCTTCTCCTGGAGGACGAGGAGGAACGCGGCGTCGTCCCCGATCAGGCCGAGTTCGCGTCCGGCGGTCAGATACCAGTCGCCCTGCTGTCCATAGCCGTGCTCGGCCATGGCCTTCGCGCAGTCGTCCGGGGCCGCTGACCGGGCAGTTTTGTAGTCGGTGACGATCCGGTCCTTCACCCAGTCGAGCCGCGCCCGCCGGTGGACACCGAACTCTGTGTCATGCCAGAACATGGACAGTTCCGGCCGGCCCGTGCCGGGGGCGAACAGGGGGCCGGCGATCGGATGCGCGCGGAGCGCGTCGGCCATGTCGAGGACGACCTGCCAGGTGGCGGTGAGGAGCGGCACGGCGTCGGCGGCGCGGGCTTCGGCGGCTTCGGCCTGCGCTTTCTTGGTCCGCCAACTGTCCGCGTCGACCACCACGACCGTCTCCCCCACGCCGAGGACTTCGGAGTGGGCGGCGTGGCCGAGGTCGAACTCTTTCTTCGCGGCCTGGCCGTGGTCGGCCCACCACCGGTACTTGGCCGGGCACGACGGGGCGAGCAACTTGCGGGCGCCTGTGGACGACAGTGAGCCGCCGGGGACCGGATCAGCGTGGTACACGTCGGGGGGCATGTCGTCGTGGACGCCGGGCGTGAACGGGGCCAGGTCGACGGCGGTCACTGCTCGTCCTTGGGCTGGGGTGTCCTGGCCCCGCCGTCCAGCGGCGCGGTGTGCGGCACGCCCGGCCCGGTGAACCGGCCCGCGACCGTCCGCTGTAGCCGCTGCGTCAGCGCCTGCGCGGCCTGCTCGGCGGCTTCGGTCACCTCCCGGCCCGTGCCGGCGAGGACGGCAGCGTGCTCTGTGCACGTCCACGGCCCGTCGCCCCAGCGGGGCGTACGGGATGCATCGGTCGGTTCCCGGACGGTCACTGTCACTGACACCTCGACGAGCATCAGAACGGCCCTCCGGGGCTCGTCGCGCTGCGCCGTTCGGCGTGGTCGGCGGCATCGGCCAGCCATCCGGCCACCCGCCGTGCCTCGGCCGCCGTGAACGTGATGGTCAGCGGCCCGGCTGACCCGTCCAGTTCCATGTGGACGGGATGCGACTCGCCGAGGTGAAGGCTGACCGTTCCCTGGAATGCCATCAGAACTCCTCCTTGCCGGTGGGCTGCGCCGCGTCGGGGCCTCGGGCGAGCAGGTCGTACACCCGCGTCCGCAGGTCCGACTCGAACTCCCGCGACATGTCGCGGAACCCCAGTAGTAGCTCGCCGCCGGGTTCGTGGATTGCGGCGAGCACGTCCACAAAGCACCGGTACTCGAAGGCCTGGACGTGGGGTGAGGCGGCGCAGACGACGTCGAGGAGGGTGCGGGCGGTGGGCCAGTCGTGGGCGTCGACTGCGGTGGCGGCGCGCTCGAACAGGGACGCGACGGTGACGGTCGGCGGGGTGAACCCGTCCGGGCTGACGACGTCGCGGCGGGGCACGACGTCGAGGTCGAGCAGGAACAGGCTGGCGGATAACTGGCCGACATCGAGCGGCGTCCCGGCCTCGCTGATCGCGTCGCAGAGCCTGTTCAGGCGGGCGACGTCTTCGGCACTGGTCATGCCGGCCACCGCATCCAGTCGGCGGCCTGGAACCGGTCGCAGTACGGCGACCACCCCGGGGGCTGCGCGGTCACGAACCGGAACTCCAGCCGGTCCGGCCGCTGGTCGAACGACGCCAGGATGCGTTCGCGGGCGCCGTTCTCGTCTGCGGCCATGATGGCGGCGCAGACCATGTTCGCGTCGTCGGCCGGGAGGAAGCCGGACACCCACCACGGGGTGTGGAGTTCGAACGGGCCGGCCTCTTCGGTCTGGTACCAGGAGACCCAGTACGGCCGGCGGCCGGCGGGGGTCTGGTCGTGGGCGGTCATGCCGTGATCCGACCGAGTTCGCCCCGCGGGTAGATCTCGCCCCAGGTGCCACCGTCGCCGCCGTCATCCGACCGGGTAGACACCTGGAAGGCGTCGCCCATCGCGTACATGAACGCCCAGTGCTGGCCGATCCGCGCCATGACGGCAGCCCGGGCGGCTGCTTCAGAGCGGGCGAAGACGGAGATCCACCCGTCGGGGTGCGCGTCGTGCCAGGTGGGGTGCGGCTGGTGGCGGTACTGCTGCCCGAACGTGACCCGCCACTCCATCGGCGGGTCGCTGGCTATGGTCATCGCTTGTCCCTTCAGCTTGTCCTGTGGGGGCGCGGGCCGCCTGCGTTCCCGGCGTGGGCGGCCCACCCGGAACCTACGCCCGGGGTACGACAGAAACGGGTCAGCGTTTACCGCCGCGGAAGTCCTTCGTCTTCAACTTGATGATCAGCCGCTCGCCCCGGTTGTCGTACAGCGGCTCTACTGTCCGGGCCACCACGCCCTCGGCCGGAAAGTCGGGGTCGGATGTGAACGTCGTCCACGACGGGAACCCGGCCCGGACCAGCGACACGATCTCGTCGAGGGTCTTCTCCCCGAGGACCGGGACGCGTGGGATGTCGAGGACCGCACCGGTCTTCGTGACCTGATCGTCGGACAGGAACACGTCGCCGGCCTGGACGTCGAACAGAATGAATCCCTGGTCGGGGCGGTACTTCCCGCCGCCTTGGATCTTCGCGCCGTAGCCCTCGCCGTGAAGGATCAGCCGGTTCAGGCTGTGCTGGTCCATCGTCTCGGTGACGTCGGGAACGAGCCGGGTGGCGAGGTCGACGCAGTGCCTGAGGAGCGCGGGCGGGATCGACGCGTTGTCGGTCTTTCCCCGGACGTCGAAGAGGACGCTGCCGGCGGTGCGGTCGAAGATGAGCCGCATGTTGGTGCCGTCGATCTTCTCGGTGACGACCCAGGTTCTGATGGTGGCGTAGACGGGCCGGCGTAGACGGGTGGTGTCGACTCGGAAGGTGTCGTCGCGGTCGAACAGGGTTTCGATCTTCGGATAGGTGGTCACGCCGCGCCTCCTGCTTGCCTGGCGTACCGGTCCAAGTTGTCGTCTAGGTCGTCGAGCCGGGCCTGCCACTCCCGGTCGCGGAACTCCGGCCGCAGGCCTGCGTAGGCGTCGTCGGGGCCGTCACGCCGCAGGTCGGCCAACGCGTCGGCCGCGTCGCACACCGACATCCACAGTTCCTGCCGCGCGGCCGGGTCCGTGACGGCGGGGCACATGCCGGCGAACAGGTCCGGGCAGGCGCCGCGCAGGTCGTAGTGGTCGTCCGGGTCACCGGGGAGGTCGCGGCGCGCGACGGCCAGGGCCTCCGCTCCGGCGCGGATGGCCCGCGCCCGGATGGCAGGGTCGGGTTCGACTGCGGCGGCTGCGAGCGCCCGGGCGATCACGGGCCGGTCGTCGGGGCGGATCGCGCCTTGCCGGCGGAGCTGGCCGAGGACGTGGCCGGCGCGGTCGGACAGGCGGGCGAACGCCGGATGCAGCACGGTGACGGTCACGACTGGCACTCGTCGGGGAACTCAGGGACGCATGGCTCGACCCCGTACCAGTCGGCCGGGTTCGGGCCGTGGTTCGCCACGATCCACTCCCGCGCCTCGTCGCCGGACGCGAGGCCATGCTTGACGACGATCGGGTAGGACCAGTCGGCGTAGGCGGAGGGGTCTCCGGCGGCGAGCCATTCGGGGCCGGGGTTGAAGAGGATTGCGAAGCTCACGGCGTGGTCTCCTGTCCGGTTCGGATGTCGGCGGGGCCGTGCGGATCCTGATCGCCCGGAAGCACGCCACGGAGCCGGCGCATGTCGGAGCGGACACCGGACTCGATGTACGCCCTGTACAGCACCGCCGGGCGGATCCCGTGGTGCGCCGCCAGCACCCGAACCTGGCGGCGGACCTCCGGGGAGAGCCGCACGACCTGGTTCTCCTGCGGCTCCGGCGGAGGCGACGGGACGCGCATCAGTCCGCCTCGGGGACGCGCAGCACGCGGGCGGCGTACATGTAGTCGCCGTCCTGCGCGCGCCCACCTGCCATGACCTGCACGGCCAGCAGCAGCGCCAACTCCAGCGTCTCCGTGTGGACGCGCGCGGGCTGGCCGTCGTGGACGACCGTGTAGGTGCTGGACTGCGTCCGGTCGGTGCCGCGAGTGACATAGCTGACGACCTGGACGACGGCAGTGGCGTCGTCCAGGTGGGTGACGTTCCCGACCCGGTCCCCGCGCATGAGGTTGAGGGTGCCGGTGATCCGGTCGTCGGCCGCGTGCTGCTCGCGGATCTGCTGCATGGCCGCATCGCGCTGCCGGTCTTGGAAGGTGGGCGGGATCTCTGTCGTCGGCATGCCGTCACCCTACCGCGGCGCTATGCGTAGCGCAATGCGCAACGCTATGCCGTTCACTCGTCTACCGCGTGCCTCGGCTGCCGCCACACCCGCCCACCCGCAGGCCACTCCGCCGGGCGCGGATGCTCCACCCACTCCGCCGTCTCCGCGTACGTGAGGGCCAGCAGCGACGGGTGCCCGGGCGGGTTCCCGTGGACCCTCCGCGCCCATTCGGCGAGCTCGACCTGGAGCGCCCAGTCCGCGGCCGTGTACCAGCGGCGGTCCAGCGGCCCGCCTGTCGGGGCGACCAGCTCTTCGCCGGACTTCGGGGGCTGACGGCGTGGGGCGTGGCGGCTCACGGCGGCGGCCCATTTGCCAACTCAAGGAGTACGTCGGCGTGGCACGGCCACGGCTGCCCGTCCGCGTCGACCAGCGGGCACCAGCAGGCAAGGTAACGGCCGGCCAGTTCGCGGCGGATGTCGACCGCGATCAGCCACGCCTGCTCCCGGAACAACGCCACCGCCCGCTCTGCGGCCTCGGCCTTGGTCGGGTACTCGCCGTGGTTCGCCCAGTCGTCGCGGGTGTCGCCGACGCACCAGCCGGTCCAGCGGGAGGCATCGCCGATGCGGCCGACGGTGTACGGGTTCCCGAACTTCGTGGGCCGGCCGACGTATACGGCACCGGCCGCAAGCCGGTAGCCCCTCGTGCGCTGGCGCTGGATCCGCTGCGGGCTCATGTCTCGGCCGGGACGGTCTCGGGCTGGCACCAGCAGTCCCGGCCGTCCGTCCAGTGCTCCGGGTGCATCGACGCCAGCGACCCTTGGTGGATGACGAGCGGGCGTTGCCGGTCCGTCCGGGTCGCCCACTCCGCGACTGTCCGGACGCGCCCGAACGTGGTGTCCGAATGCAGCGGGTCGGGGTTGGCCGGGCGGCCGTTGTCGGGGCACGGCGCGTGGTGGCAGTGGACGACACACGCGGACGTTGCGGCGAACGGGCCGGTGGCGCTGTCGGCGACCACGGACACCACGCAATGCGCGCTCACGCCGGCACCGCCGGGTACTCGTCCCAGGTCCGGCCGTCCAGCTCCCGGCCTGCGGCCTTCTTCCCGACCCTGCGCATCCCTTGCGCTCCGGCCGGCGTGCTCAGGTCACGCTCGCCGGAGGTCGGCGAGTGGCCGAGTCGCATGAAGTGCGGCGCCCCGTCAACGCCCAGCGTCCCGGTGAAAGCGTGCGTTGCACCGTCTGGGCCGTGCCAGGGCGCTGGTGCCCACTCGCCGGTCTGCTTGTAGAGATGAGGCACCCCGGCCGAGACGCACTGGTCGCGGAGGCTCCTGGCCCAGTCGGGATGCATCGGCCTAGCGTCGGGGCCGGACTCGCCGCCGACGACCACCCAGTCCAGCCCGCCGCGACGGCGGGTGAAGTGGTAGTCCTCGATGCCGCAGTCGGTACCCCAGCCGCCGCACTTCGGACAGGGCTCGGTGAGCGCGGATGCGTGCCGGGAGCCGCCGTCGAGCCTGGTCCCGTCGGGCACGCTGTTGAGGTTGATCGGGCCGAGCAGCGGCTCGGCCGAGATCCAGCGGACGGCGGCCGGGGTGTCGTACAGGATCGGGATGCGCAGGTCGGCGGCAGCCTGGTCCTCGACGCTCACGCCGATCCATGCATTCCGCAGCGGCCACCACCGCTCGCGAAGCTCAAGCGGTTCCAAGTGCGCGGGCAGCCGCCCGCCCTCGCCGAGCAGATCGAGGATCGCACGGGTGACCACGTCGCGGAACCGCTCCGAGCGCAACAGCGACCTGCCCCGGGCGGGTCGCTTGGTGGTCAGTTGATAGGTGTGCTGCGGGGTGAGCGCGATGGTCGCGAACAGCCGTGCGAGCAGGCTGTCGGGCACGTCGTCGTGGAGCCAGTCGGACAGGCTCGGGGTAAATATCTTCCGTGAGCGTTGCCAGCGCAGCGCCTGGTCGAGCCGCTCGGGGTACAGCAGCACGCCGGTGGTGGCGCCGGGGTCGCCGGAGTTGCCGCCAGTGGGGTGGGCGAACGCGCGTCCGGCCATGCGGAACGGCGGGGTGCGGTCGATGTAGCAGTTGCGGCAACCCTCGGAGACCTTGGTGCAGCCGGTTGCGAAGTTCAGGGTGGCGTCGGTCCATTCGATGTGGCTGTTGTCGCTCATCGGAGCACCTCCAGTGGCGTGCCGACCGGCCGTAGCGCCCGGGCGTCGGTTGCCCGCTCCTCGGACCTGACAGCACGGTCTCCGGCGCGTGCCGCTCTCTCGGCTGCTGCCGCTGCGAGCTCGACCCGGTACGCGGGTTCGGACTCGGCCTCCCACGCGCGAGCCTCGCGGCGCTGGGCGAGCCACCACCGGGCTTCGGCTGCGACCCACCGACACGCAGGTGCGCGTCCCCAGAACAGGCCGAGGCCGGCCGCCAGCGTCAGCCACGCCTGAACGCCGGTCAGGTCAGTCATCGAATTTCCCTACCATCTGGAGGACGGTCCCGAGGATCAGACACAGGGCGACCACGGACACCCCGGCGATCCGCACCCCGACGGCCTGGCTGTCGTCGAGCGCGGCGACCCCGCCGAAGATCCCAACGACGATGATCATGCAGCCCATCAGGTCACCGCCCACGCGACGGCCAGGAGCAACGCGGCGCAGCACACGACCGTGAACAACTGCCCCCGGGTCACGGCTGCGGCTCCTCGGGCAGGCCGTACTCAGCCAGGACGGCCAGGTCCGCCTGCTCGGGACAGCCCTTGTCGCGGCGCAGGATCGCCCAGCCCAACGCCAGCGCCTCCCGCTCACCCTGGCCGTCGCGGAACATGTACGCCCTGCATTCGTCGATGGGATTGGCGTACAGGGTGCCGTAGAACAGCCGCCGCGCCTCCACGTCGGTGAGGCCGAGGATGGCCTGCGCGGTCGCGCTGATCTGCTTGTTGCTGCCCGCTTCCCAGATGATGTGTTCGATCTGGTCGCCGGCGTGGAGGCCGTGGGCGAGGGCGACGGTCCAGCCGGCGATGCAGCCGGAGGAGCCGCAGGCGTGGACGGCTTGCAGGTGGAGCCGGGGGTGGTCTTGGAGGTGCCGCAGGACGCGGTCGAGCTCGCCGACGTTGGTCATCACGTCTCCAGCCGGAATGGGTGGCGGGCTCCGGCGGACGTCACGCCGCCGCCCTGCCACCAGATGAGGTAGTCGTCCCCGGGCGCGTGGGTGACGTGGTCGACGACGTGCCGGGTGCCGTCGGCGCGGTCGACGACGTGCGCGCCGGGCATGCGGGCGAGGGCGGGGGGCAGGAAGATCTCCGCCGCGCCGGTCACCGGAGACCCCGGCGACCCCGGCGGCGGTGCAACTGGCAAGACAAGACGACGATCCCGGCCAGCAGGTCCACGTCACGGCTCGACGTGTCAGCGAACCGGCCCCAGTCCAGCGGCCTGCCGTGCGCCTCCATCGTCTCCCCGTCCTCGGATGACCGGCCGTAGGCCGTCCAGAGGAACGTCGGCCACGCCGCCGCCGGCAGCGACGGGATGTGCGTCAGGCCGCAGGCGACCTGGTAGGCGCCGCGCGGGTCGTCGTCCCAGCCGAGTGCCGGGAGGTTCGCGAACGGGCTGTTGTCGTCCAAGCGCCGGGACCACATGCCGTCCGGGATCTGCGCGGACAGGGCGGCCCGGAAGTCGGCGCCGAACTGGTGGTCGACCATGTTGAACGCGTCGACCTCGGCCCTGTACGCCGGGTCGTCCATCCAGGTCGCGGGGTCGCCGGAAGGCGTGTTGAGCGGTAGGAGCATCCACGGGTCGACGGTCACGGCGCACCGTCCACGGGGGTGTACGTGGCCCGCTCGACCACGCGGACCGACGACGCCGGGGCGCCCCACTACTCGCCCTCGGCGGGCGCCCACACGCGGACGGAGACCGTCTCGTCCCGGTCGACCTCGACCACGATCCCGGGCTGCACGCGACGCTCGGGCCACGCCCAGTCGTCCCGGCTCCCGACGTACACGACCTTGTCGCCCACGTTCGGCGTGATCACCGGACCGCACCTCCCGGGCACGACGGGTCGGTGACAACGGTCGGCTGCGAGTCGGTCTTGTCATGCGTCGACACGAAGATCCGGTGGCCGTGGCCGTCGCACTTGGTCGCCACGTTCGGGAATCCGTCCGGCATGTTGATGATCTGCGCCGGGGAGTCGTCCGAGCCGGCGACGGGGGCGTCTCCCTTGCCCCGCGCATTGTTGTAGCCGGAGCAGCCCACGGCGAGGACTGCGACTGTCGCGATGGCGGCGAGCCGCCTCACGCCGGTCACCGGATCACCGCCGCGACGGCGTACACGGCGAACGTCACGACGATCAGGAGCACCTGCGCCGCCATGATCACGTCGATCAGGCTCAGCCTGTTACGCGCCAGCCAGCCCCAGAAGCCGCCTTCCAGTCCGGCAGCCGCCTGCTGACATTCCGTAGACTCGGTCATCCATTCCTCCAGGTTTGGGTTCGGCGCCGCCCCGAAGGGTCTACGGGGCGGCGCCACTTCACGTCGGATAACTACTGCGGGACCTGCCCGGTGTCGTTCCGGGCACCAGGCAGATCCCCGTCTGCGGGTTCGCCGCGGAGCAGGCGGACAGTCGCATGGGCCACCTTCGGCGGCAGACCGGAGCCGATCAGCCACGCCACCGGCCCCGACCGCAGCCGAAGCCGCGCCGCCGCGCCCGACGCCAGCCGCGAACACGTCCCCGGGTTCATGCCGGGAAGCGCGAGGAGGTGCGCCATCGCCCGGAGCTGCCGCGCCGGCGACGCGACCATCCCGGCCAGCCACGCCTCGAACGCGACCCGGCCGTGAACTTCCCCATACCGCGTCACAGCCGCCCGCCTTCCTGCGTCGGTTCGGCGATCCAGCGGAGGACCGCGACCACCACGCCCAGGCCCATCGGGAACCGTTCCCTGCTCTCCCGGCGGCGGACGGTGGCGAGGGATACGCCGAGGATTTCGGCGGCTGCCTCTTGGGAGAGGCCGCGGGCGCGGCGGGTGCCGGCGAACACGGTGGGGAGCCGGTCGAGGACGTCGGCGGCAAGCAGCAGGGCGACGCGTTCGTCGGCTCCGGGTAGCGCGGCCCCCCGTGCGGCGGTCATGACGCCTCGGTGTTCCTGGCCGAGTCGCCGCGGAAGCCGGCATGCCAGGACCGGAGGGACCGTTCCGACACGTAGAGGTCGGTGAGACGCCAGATCTCGGCGGCGAGCTTCGGCCATGACTGTTCGGGCCATCGGGCGGCGATCCATGCGTGGAGGGTTTCGACGTCGTTGATCTCGCCGACGCGGCGTAGGGCCGTCTCGACCCGGGCGGCTCGATCAGTTGGGGGCGCCATGCCAGGGACGGTATCGGCCGGCAGGAGTTTCCGCAAGATGGTTGCGGAAGTGCCTGCCGGGTCGTAGCTTCGTGGCATGACCAGCCTGACGACTGCCCCCGACCTCCGTCAGCTCCTCCTGGACGCCGCCGCAGGCGCGTCCTCCCTCACGGCAGCCATGGGCCGGATGCGGGCTACAGCACTCGGCTTCGCCCAGGGCATGACCGACGCCGCCCCCGACGGGCGGCTCCGGGCCGACCTGCGGACGCTGTTCTCTGCGCTGGATGAGGCGGTTGTCGCGATCGAGGAGAGGTACCGCAATGTCTGACTGCGAACTGATCGACGCCGTGTACGTGGATGCGGTGAGTTCCGGTGACTGAGCCGCAGGGCGACCTGGCCCAGGCGATCACCCGGCTGGACGACGGCGCTGAACTCGCCGCCTTCGGCTCCCTGCCGAACAGGTGGGCGGCGGAGTTGACCGTCGCGCAGTGCCAGGCGGTGCTGGCCGAACTCGACCGGCTACGCGGCGAACTAGACCGGGCGGGACATGACCTGGCCGCGCAGGGCTGGCAGCCGCTGCCTGCGGACTGGCAGGCGCAGGCCGAGGCCGGCCACGCGCTCGCGACCACACTGGCAGAGGTGGCCACCGAGCGGAACCGGCTCGCTGCGCAGGTTCAGCGAGCCGAGGCGTGGGCCGCCGACCGGATCGGGACCGCCATCGGACGGCCGTACGCGATCGAGGTCCAGGCTGCGCTGAACGGGTCCGACGGCTGGGCGGAGTCGCTGGCCGGCCGTGTCGACGGCGAGGTGCAGGCATGACCGCCGTCGTGTTGTCCCTGTGCGAGACCGTCACTGCTGGGCCGCTCGCCTCCAATCACGTCCGCTCACGTCGGCCCCGAAGGGCTCAAGCCGGCGATGACCGGCCTTCCCGAGGGCTTGCTCCGGTATTTCGAAATCCGCGAACGGCACCGGGCCGACGAGATCGCCGCCGTCCTGAACGGGCTCACCGTCCGCGAACAGGCGCTCGTGCGGGAGGCCGCCGTGATGGGCTTCGTACGCGGTGCCATCTTTGCGAGCGGCGGCCGGAAGACCCCGGAGATGCCGAGGGACTCGCGGATCCTGGCCGAGGTGGTCGGCGCGTGCCTCTCGATGCCGGAGACGTACCCGACCCTGACTGGATGGGAGCCGACCGATGACTGAACAGCAAGTCCAATCTGAGCTTGGCGATGGCGTGGACCTGCGGGCCGAGCTGGTCGCGGCGATGAAGCTCGGCTACTCGATGCGCGGTGATGGCCTGCTACCGAACATGGCTGCCGCGGTACTCGCCGCAGGGTGGGTGCCGCCGGAGACGGTGACCGCCGCGCGGTCGGAGACGGCGGAGCGGATCGCCGCGGAGATCGAGGCCGCGATGGACGGCGGCCGGCGGATGGAGCCGTTCTGGGCGCAGAACGACGACGGCATGGCCCGGGCCGTCCGGATCGCCCGGGGGTTTTCGTGACCGGCGTGCCGGACCTGTCCGATGCCGAGGCCGCCGCCCTGTTCCGGCTCGCCTGCCAAGACGACAGCGAGTTCCCGCCCGGCTGGCGCCTGCGCCCCGGCGGCTCATGGGCCGCGAAAGGCGGCCTCACGACGCTCGTCTCCTACGACCCGGCCGAAGAGGCCGACGGGCAGGGGCGGCGGCCGTCCGACATGAACGCCGGGACCGTCCTCAACCCGTACTTCGCCAAGGTCGTCTGCGACGCCTACAACCAGTGCCGGCCTGCGCCTGCCGTCGACATTCCCTGGCAGGACGGGTTCATCGCCTACGCCGACGCGGCGGGGACGCCGGTCGGCGAACCGGTCGCGGTCAGGTACCGGAACGTATTCGAGCCCGGGACCGTATCCGCCGTCCTGGCCGAGTCGGTCACCCTCCCGCCGTGCCCGATCGACAGGTGCGCGGCGTACGCCCTCCTCGGCCCCAGTCAGACAGTCCTGATGGTCGCGCCGACAGGGAGGGTCATCCGCGCCGGGGAGACGCTGCACCTAGACGTGCAGGTCGGCCGGTGAGCAGCCGCCGGCACCTGTGCGGCCAGTGCCTCCCCACGGTGCGGACGTTCCGCTGGAAGTGGCAGGTGGTTGTCCACGTCACGCGCGAGCACCGGCCATGACGGCGCCGCTGTTCACCCCGACCACCGCACGGGACCTCCACCGCAACCTCATCGAATGGTGGGGCTCCGAACCGGCGCAGCGGTACCAGCGGAGTTTCGTCTCCGACAAGCCGGGCTTCCTTGGCCTGGACCCCCATGCGCTCCAAGGCCAACTCCGCGCGGCCGAGACGTTCCTGGTCACCGACGAGATGTCCGCCGTGGTCCGGCACGCGGCGTTGACCCTGCCGACGTTCTCCGTCGAGCACGACATCATGCCGGCCGAACTCGGGTTCATGGTCTTGAACGACCGGCCTGGCGACCACGGGGACGCCCTCGGCGATACCCCGCCCGCCCAGGCCATCGCATGGCGGGCGGCCGTGGACGACGACGGCCGGGCCGGCTTCGCTGCGACCTTGTACTTCTCGCGGGAAGACATCGCCGACTTCGCGCGGGCACGCGAGCCGGATGACCGGCTGGCCATATTCGTCGAGACCGACGCGGTGATGCGGTGGCCGCTGATCCCGGCGGTGTTCGCCTTCCTGCCGTGGGGGGTCGATCCGCCGATGCCGTCGCTGTACGTGCCGGATGCGGCCACTGAGTTCGCGTTGCGGATGCTGGTGGCAGCGTGGCTGCTGATGAGCCAGCCGATCGCCCAGCGGGAGCACCCGCAGATTTACCGGCCGGCTGCGAAACGCGCGGCCCGTGCTGGGCTGCTGTCGGATCTGACCGTCGTCATGCTCCGCCAGCCCAAGACCGCGCCGTCCGACGAGCCGGCCGGGCGGGAGTACCACCGGCGGTGGATCGTTCGCGGGCACTGGCGCCGCATTCCCCTACCCGAGCAACCATCCCGCGTCACGTGGGTCCACGGCTACGTAAAGGGGCCGGCGGACGCGCCGCTGGTCATGACCGACCGCGTCACCGTCCTGGCACGCTGACGTCAGCCGTGGAGCCGGCACCGGTCGCCGCCAGGCTTCGCCCGTGTGCGGCAGCGGGTCTTGTCCCCGACCCGGGCGACGCACCGCCGGTAGGCCAGGCAGCGCCGCCACCGCGCATCCCACGCCGGCGGCTCGGCGGAGCGTGGGGCGACAGGCTCAAGTGGGATCGGCAGGCTGAGCTGGCCGACCGACGCGAGCCGAAGCGCCTCCGCCCGGTTACGTGGCCGCAGTCCGCGCATGCGCCCATTGTGCCCGCCGTGGCCGTTTCGTACCCGCCGGGTTACGGACTCTCCTCCCGTACGGCTTGTCTGCCATCACCGGCTGCCGTAGACTGCTGACATGACGCAGACCGCAACCCGAACCCCGTCGCTCCCCGCCGCCGAGATGCTCCGCGGCATGGACCTCGGCATCGTCACCCACGCCATCGGCGGGTTCGTCATCGCCGACCGCCACTGCACCGGCTGCCGTGTCCTGCTCCCCAAGGTCACCGCGGACGGCAGGCTGGACACGTTCCCCCGTTGCTCCGCGCACGCGCTCTGAGCCGGCCGTGACACGGCAACTGCCGGCTGAACCCCGGACGACTCGGATCACGGTGCGGCTGACCGAGGCCGAGCGTGGCCGCGCCGGGGCTGTGCGAGCCGTGGAAGGCGGAGACGAAGTCGACGCACTCCGGCTGCTCCTCCGCCTCGGCTGGGACGCCTGGACCGCCACGCAGGGCGGCGCGGAAGGCCGGCCGTGACTGCCGAGGCGACCCCGCCGATGCCCTACTTCGGCGGGAAGACCACTCTCGCGCCCAGGATCGCCGCGCTGTTCCCCAGTCATGAGCACTACGTCGAGCCCTACTGCGGATCACTCGCCGTCCTGCTCGCCAAGCCCCGATCGCCGATGGAGACAGTCAACGACCTCGACGGCGACCTCATGACGTTCTGGCGGGTCCTCCGCGAACAGCCTGCCGACCTCGTCCGCGTGTGCGCGCTGACCCCGCATTCCCGCGCCGAGCACCAGGCCGCGTACGACCGCGGCAGCGACTTGGGCGACCTGGAACGGGCCCGGCGCGTGTGGGTGCAGCTCACCCAGGGCCGGGCTGGCAGCCGGAAACGCACCGGGTGGCGGCACTACGTGAACCCGGTCGGCTCGTCCATCGGGATGCCGGACTACCTCGACGGGTACGTGGGGCGGATGCTCCCGGCTGCTGAGCGTCTCGCCGGGATCAGCCTGGAGTCCATGCCTGCGCTCGACCTGGTGACGAAGTACGGCGCCGAGCCCAGGGTGCTGCTATACGTCGACCCGCCCTACCTGGGGTCGACACGGAACTCCGGTGGCTATGTAGTGGAGATGGCCGGCGAGGGCGACCACCGGACGCTTGCGGCAGCGCTGCGGGCATGTAGGGCGGCGGTGGTGCTGTCGGGGTACCCGTCGGACCTGTACGACCGGGACTTGTACGCGGGTTGGGACCGGGTGGCGTTCAAGGCCGGGACGGGACAGTCGCACGTGTGGGAGAACCGCACGGAGGTGCTGTGGTCGAACCGGCCGCTCGGCGCGCCGCACCTGTTCTCGGAAGCGGTCTCCTGACCGTCTATCCGAAGCGAGAGGCCGGCCCCGAACGATCGGGGGCCGGCCTCTCTCGTGCTACAGGCAGATGAGCAGGTGCAGGTGTAGTGCGACGATCAGGTTCAGGATCACGAGGCCTCCTCCGCGTTCTGGGCCAGCAACCGCGGATCGTAGACCGGTCAGACGGTGGTCCAGTAGGGCTCGGGCCAGGGTCCGTCGCAGATGCAGCCGCCGTGATCGGTGGGCCGGTCGTACCGGCCGCCGCAGTCTTCGCAACGTGGCGCGGCGAGTCCGGCGCAGGTCGTGCAGCCACACGGCTGCGGCGCCTCGGCGTCGTCAATCATCCGGGTCCTTCCTGTTCGGGACGGTGTACGCGGTCGCGCCCACCCGCAGCCACGCGCACAGGGTCACCAGCCCGTCCGCGTCCGGCTTGTGTCCGGCGGCCAGCCGGGTGAACCCCGACGGCGCCACGTCGAGCATGACCGCCAGGTCCCGCCACGTCAGGCCGAGCCGGTCGCGGCGTGCGTCGAGGTCGGCGTACAGCGCGGCCACGTCCAGAACGTGACGGCTCACCCGCCGGGCCCGTCCACGAGCCGCAGCGTCGGCCTACCAGCAGCGGGCGCCGGTTCGGCCGCGGGGCGGCCGTCTTCGGTCCAGCCGGGCAGCGCCCACCGGTACCAGTCGCCGACGTTGACGTCGGGGAACACGGCGGCCAGCACCCCGCCGCGGTTCGGCGCCGGAACGGGCGCGGCCTCCATGCGCTCGACCGCGGCCGGCAGGTGCATGTCGCACATCTCGCGCCACTCCCACGCGCCCGATTCCGGGTCGGTGATCCACCGGGCTTGGTTCCGGCCGCGTTCGTTGCACTTCCCGCCCCGGGACCCGCGCATCGGGCAGCGGCCCCACGCCCGGCCGGGTTCGAACCGTGGCGCGTCGGCGGCCAGCGCAGCGCGCATCCGGTCTGGGCCTGTCGACCCGGGCCAGGCGCCGCGGCGTAGGGCTGGGCCGTCGCTGGATCCGATGCCGAGGTCCCGGACGTGGGAGATGGCGACGGCCAGCGGGATCAGGTCGGCGAACGCGGCCACGTCGCCACGGGGGATCGCCGGCAACGCTGCGGCGTAGAGCCGGCCGAGTTCGGCGATGCGGCGGGCGTGCGCGACGAGCCGCGGCTTGCTGGTCGTGAGCGGGATCTCGAACGGGCGCGCCACGTGCAGGGTCACGCCGCCTCCCCCGTGAGCCGCGCGGCGACCCACGGCGGCCACACCTCGATACCCGCCGCCGTCGCACGGCCGGCGCAGTCGAACGTCCCCGACGACCGCCCCCGTGGCATCGCCACGCACAGGTCCGCACCCGCGTCGACCATCGCCTGGTTGCGGCGCGGCCCGGCGAGCGGGCAGTACTCGGCCCCGGACCGGTTCGTCTTCCGGTGCCCGGGCTGGCACCACGCCGGGGCGCACGGCCCGGCCCAGTCCGCGGGCCACGGCTCGACCGGGAGCCGCCACGTCGTCCACCACTGTGCGGCGATCTCGTCCCCGCCCCGGGCGGCTCCGTGGACGAGGACCGTGTCGCGGCCGAGTCGCTGGCCGGCGTAGGCGAGGGCGATGCGGATGAGCTGGTCGGTTTCGCCGTCGCGGTGGAGCCGGCTCCCGGTGAACAGCAGTCGGCGGGTCACCGGGGTTGCCCGTACTGGACCCCGTCGCTCTGCCCGGCGATCCAGTCGAGGCAGGCCGGGCAGTTGATCGTCCCGCCACACAGCCACACGGGCTGGCCAGCGCACTGGGCATGCCAGGACCAAGTGTCGAGGCACTGGCGGCCGCGGTGGATGAGGTACGGGTCGTACTCGGCGAACGGTAGGCCGGTGCCGGTGAGTTCATGGCCGGTCACGTCGATGGCGTTGTTCATGCCGGGACCACCTCCACGTACTCCGGCGCGTGTTCGATCACGGGCCGGGCGTGCGGCTTGCACCGCGGGCACGGCCGGGGATGGTCAGGGTCACCGAGCCACCCACCCGCGCAGTCGCACGCGGTACGCGGCGACGGCGGGACGGCCGGGCGGAACAGGCCGGCGAAGGGCTGCGCGGCGTCCAGCCGGTCGGCCATCTGCTCAAGCCCGGCGTGGACGTCGAGCGTCAGCCAGCCTTCGGCCTTCGAGGCGGGCGGGGGCATCGGGACGGGCTCGGCCCATCGGCGCCAGGCTGCGATGAGCGCGGGCAGGGTGCCGTCTCCGTGCGCGACGACAACGATCCCGAGTCCCTTGCCCTGCTCGGCGAGGTAGGCCTGCACGCTGGCCCGGGCGGCGGCCGGGTCGAGGCCGTGAGCGGTCAGGGCTTGGTCGACGCGGTCCGGGCGTTTGATTTTCTCCTCGTGCGCGCTAGCTAGCTTGCCCTCTTCTTGGTCAATGAACTTCTTGGTAGAGGGTTCTTGGTTGGATTCCCTGCAGGAACCACCCGGTTCCCCCGGTACGCCACCCGGTTCCTGCAGGGAACCACCTGCGGTGGGCGGCTCGGGCGGCGCGACCCGGCCGAAGATGAGCCGGTACTCGCTGGTGACGGACTCCCGGCCGCGCCACCGCAGGATCTTCACCAGCGCGCCGATGCACTCCAGGACGTGGCATGCGCGCATCGCAGTACTGCGACTACAGCCCATCCGCTTGGCGATGCCGCTGTAGGACAGGGTGATGGATCGGTACTCACCGGCTGCGGTCCGGAAGGTGCCCTGCTGGCCGAGGCACACGTAGGCGTCGACGACGTAGCTCTGGGCGACCTTCTCTTGGGGTCGCGCGCGGGCGCCCACTCCCGGATTCGCTGGCGGACCCAGGTGGGCATCATGACGTAGCCGCCGCCGGTCTCGTCGCTCACAGGGTCCCGTCCCGGAGTTGGGCGAGGTAGCCGGCTGCGTCGAGTTCGGCGGCATAGCCCCGGACGTCCTGCTCGGTCTCGCCGCTGGCTTCGGCGGCGAGTTCGGCGAAGGTGACGAATCGCCCACCCGGGCGCCCGAGAATGTGCCCGAGGAGACCCTTCGCGGCCCAGCTCAGGTGCGGGTCGCGAAGCACGCGGTCAGGTAGGGCCGTGCCGTGGCCGTGCGGCGCCGCGCCGCAGTCGATGCCTTCCGGCTCGCCGTCGCCGACGCCGGCTGTGCCGGTGTGGTTACAATTCACGTGCGTGCTCCTTGTTCGAGGGGGTCACGTTGCGAACGGCCTTTCGTGAGGGGGCTGTTCACCCGGATCGCACCGGGCAAAGTGGTTCGTAGTGGCGGTAGGGCGGTGGGCCGGCCGGGTGGCCGGCCCTTCTGCTTGCCGTCATCCTCCCACCGGACGCGCACGGCGGGGTCCGCTGAACCGGTCCGGCCTGCGCGGTTTCGTACCGCTTGGGTTACACTCCATGGCGCGTTCTCCTTGATCGAAAGGTCAGCGCGTGCATGGCCCTCGTTCTCCGTGGTGGCGAGTGGGGTGCTAGCCAGCCTGGTCACTGGCGTTCGTGGTTCCACAAGGCCCCGGGGTGCGAGCCCCGGGGCCGTCCACGTTCCCGGGCCGGTACGGTGGCGGTCGCCGCACTGGGATGGGGCGGCCCTGGGCGACGCCCGGGGCCGCCTCGTGCGTCAGACGGCCGGGTCGAACTCGCCGGCCTTGACTCCGGCGAGGAACGCGGTCCATTCGCCTGCGGTGAAGCCGTGGACGGGGCCGGATGGGTCCTTGGAGTCGCGGGTGAGCGCGCCGCCGTCGGGCAGTAACGCCACCTCCACGCAGTTCGTCGGCTCGCTGAACGTGCTCTTGCGCCAAACTAAGGTGCCTTTGTCGATCATGTTCCCCACTCCTCGGATAGTCGATGGGCCTCAGCCTGACAGGCTGAGGCCTAACCGGCGGCCCGTCTCCCGACCGGCATCTCCCGGAAGCGTTCGGACACGACGATGTGCCGATCTCCCGGGAGGACGCTGATCGAGCAGAACACGGCCTGGCCGGTAGCGGTGAGGCCGGTGCACATCTCGACTGCAACCGGCTGCCCCGGGTCTAGGTCCAGCAGCTGGGTCTCGCCGGGGTCGGGCATCCGGACGTATATCTCGTCCCTCAGCCGCACGGGAGACAGGCCTAGTTCATCGAGCGCGGCTATCACGCCGCCTTCGATCAGCGCCGGTTGCATGATCTCCGATTCCTCCACGAGATGCCGGGGGTAGTAGGCGTCTGCGATCACGACCGGAGTCTCGCCTGCCGCCAGCACTCGATGCCTGAGGACGGCCAGTTCCCCCGGCGATCCCAGGTGCTCGGCCACGTCCGCCGGAGGTTCCGCCAGTACGACATCCACTGTCTGACTCAGCGGGCGGTCAGCCCCTGAACTCTCGGTTAGGAGCCGGTCGGCCAGGCCGGGGAACACTGGGGCGAATCCCGGCGCACCGCCTGTCTCTACGCGGTAGCGGCGGCGTTCGCGGACGAACGACCCGACGGTTGGCCGCGTGAAGACGAGCCCTTCCGAGGTCAGCTTTCCGATGGCTTGCCGGACGGTCATTCCGGTCGTGCGCCACTCCGTTAGCAGCGTCTCGTGGGTAGGTAGCCGGTCGCCCGGCTTGAGTTCGCCGGATCGGATCTTCTTGCGGAGGTTGTCCGCGATTTGAAGGTACTTCGGGGCTGCCATGCCCTGGATTCTCCTCGCCCATGTCCGTCCGTGTCCGGCGATGTCCGTTGCTGTCCCGTTCCGATACTGGCGATACGCTAGCGCATCATGCAAAATTATGACACCCTCGGCAGGGTTGGTCACTGACCGAGACGGCGGACGGGGAAACGATGGCAGCCGGTAACGCGGGAACGCCACTCAGCGGCGCAGAACTCACCGTCGGAGACCTACTCGCCCACGCGCAAACCGCCATCAACGGCGGCCTCGCATGGGGAGCCCAGGTCAACCCCGACCTCGCCGTCTACGCCGGCAGCCGCACCCACCCCCGGCCCGTCCTGGGTGTCGACGTCTTCTTCTGGCGCGGCCGGTTCCGGCTGGTCCTGCTCACCGACGCCCCCGACGGCGAGGCCCAGCAGTGACCGGCCCGGCCGGCCCCCGGCGCCGGACCCGCTCCCGCCGGCAGCACACCCCCATCGACGTCCACGGCCTCCGCGACGCGCTGGCAGCGTTCGCCGCCGACGTCGACAACCCGGCCGGCATCGACGGCACCCGCCACGTGTACGTCCGCGGCCCCGACGGCCGGCTCTACCCCCTGACCGGCGTCGTGACCTCCACCCTCTTCGGCCAGCGCATCCTCATCTTGGACGGCACCGACGTGCCCGGCGAAACCGGCGACGACACGCCCGGCGGTGCGGCGTGAACAGGTTCGTCATCGTCCACACCGGCGACCCTGACGCGTGGGACATCGCCGAAGACGTCGGAGACGGCCGCAGCTTCGAGGTGCTCTGCCGGGTCGTCGCACCAGGAGATGGCGACCCGGACGCGGTGATCCGCAGGGCGCGGTTCATCCAGAACGCCCTGACCGCCTACCGCGCTGCGGGGGGTGCGCCGTGAACGGGCAGCCCGGAGTGTTCGCCGCCGTCTTCGCGGCCCTGTACGCGGCGCACATGGTCGGCGACCACTGGGTGCAGTCGGGCTGGCAGGCCGCGAACAAGCACCGCCGCGACTGGACCGGTCGGTGGGCCTGCGCCGGGCACGTCGCGTCCCTCGCCTTAACGAAGCTGGCGTTCGTCATCGTTGCCGCCTCGGTGTGTGACCTGCGACTGAACCAGTGGCGGCTCGTCGCCGGCATTGCCGTGGACGCCGTGTCGCACTACTGGGCGGACCGCCGGTTCACCCTCGCGGGGCTGTGCGCCCGGCTCGGGAAGGCGCAGTTCTACGCGCTCGGCGCGCCACGCCCCGGACGGGACGACAACCCGTCGCTCGGCACAGGCGCGTACGCCCTGGATCAGTCCTGGCACATCGGCTGGCTGTTCGTCACGGCACTGATCGTCGCGGCAGGTGCGGCATGAGTCGCCGCCGGCCGGCGCTGCTCACCCGCCGCGGACGCACCCGGATCCGCCACCGCGCCTACGCCCTGGCCGCCGCGGCGGGCGGCATCGGCTGGGCGTGGCACACCCACCCCGGCGCCGTCGTCGCCCTCGGCGCCCTTGCCGCAGCCGTCGCCGCCTACCGGCTACGCCACCGGATCGCACCCCTCATCGCCGGCCGCCGGCAGCCCACCCCCGAGGCCGACACCCGACCCACCGGGCTCTACCAGCACTGGTTCGCCGAATCCCACATCCGCCCATGGATCGACGCCGGATGCCCCCGCTCCTGGTTCGGCTACACCGGCATCTCCGTCGCCTACGCCCTCCGCTGCGAACAGCACGCCGAGAAAGCCTGGTGGTGGCCGCTGGTCGACGCGAACCTGTCGACCCTCCAACTTTGGAACACCCGCGACGAGGCCGAGGCCGCCGAGCTGGCGACGATCGCCGAGTACTGCGGCGTCGGGAACGAGATCGGCAACCCCCGGTTCCGGGAGCAGGCCCAGTTGCGGGCCGAGTTGATGGCGTACGCGGCGCGGGTCCGCGCGCAGCAGTTGACCTATGCGAGGACCGGATGACCGCCAACGTCGTGGCCGAGCTCGACGCCGCCGTCAAATGGCTCCGCTGGGCCGATGACCTCGCCATCCACGCAACCGGCCAGCCAGCCGGGACCGCACGGTGCCGGGCGCAGCTGTCCGCCGTCGCCGGATGGCTCCGACGGCATCCCGACGTCGCCACCGAGATCGGCCTCAACATGCCCGGAGGAACCGCATGACCATCACCCTGCCGCTGATCGTCCTGGCCGGAGCCGCCGTGTTCGTCCTCTGGCGGTACTCGCCGGTAGGACCGGTCGCGATCGTGGTGATCGGCGTGTTCGGGTTCCTCCTGGCCGGGACGTCCGCGGCGCCTCCGATCCACCGCGCCCTGGCCTCCCTGGTCGGGCTCACCCAGTCGGCCTCGCAGAAGGCGAAGTAGCCATGACGTCCCCTCCGCCGATCGTGCCCGCGCCGCCGCCGGTAGCGGCGGCTCCCCCTGTCACGCCGGCCGACGTGAAGCCGGCGAAGACCCCGCCCGGGCCGAAGACCGCAGCCGCTCCGCCGCCGCTGATCCCCGCGCACCGCCGCCGGCAGGCCGCTCTCGTTGGCGGTGCGGGTACCGCGGCCGGATCGACCGCTGCGGCGTTGGGTGCGGCGCAGGCCGGGATCGCACCCGGGTTCGGCGTGCTGGGAGCGCTCGGCCTGGCCGCCGGGGGCGCTGCCGGGGTGGTTGCGGTCCGCCGCCGCATGCACCGCCCCGTTACCGCCGCAGCCGCGCCGAAGGCCAAGCCGGGCCTGCGTGCCCGCGCAACAGCCCGCCGTGATGTGGCGAAGGAACGGCGGGGGAAGCTCACCGAACGGATCCGCGGCGCCCTGAACCAGCGCCGCGGGTCGAAGTCACCCGCCGGACCGGAAGCCCACTCCCGAGGGCGCCGGTCCGGCGGGGCCGGCCCAAGCCGCCGACGGATGGGCCGGCAGGCACCCGGGGTCCAGCCCCGGTCCCCGGGTGCCCCCACGCCGAAGCGCGCCGGCCGGCTGGCCCGTGCGATGCCGACGCGGGCCGGTAAGGCCGCGAGGGCTCAGCGGCGCGCGGAACGGGCGGGCGGCAGGGGCCAGCCGGCGAACTCGCCCACCGGAGGCCGGACGCCTAGGACGACCGGCAGCCCTGGCCGCCGGTCGAGGCTGGGCCGGGCGTGGGATCGGCGGCCGGGTGGTGCGGGCCGCGCCGCACGGGCAGCCACCGGGGCCGCGAGCGGCAGTGGCGGCGGGTCGAGCAAGGCGCAGCGGAAGGCCGCGCGGAAGGCTCAGTCCGCGGGTGCGGGCACCACCCGGGCTCCGTCCGGCACTGGACGGCGCGCCCGCCGCGCCGCCCGGAAAGCCGCCCGGAACGCACCGCCGACCGTCGCCGCGCCACCCGCCGGTAAGGCGAAGAGCGGCAAGAAGACCCGGGCCGCGAAGACGACCAAGCCGGCAGCCCCAACTCCGACCGGAGCCGGGGCGAAGGCCGCACCCGTCGCCGCCGGCGCGGTCCCCCGGACGGTGTGGTCCAGCCGGCGCCGTGACCGGCGGAACCTAGGCGTCCCCGCGGCGCCGGTTCAGGCCGGCAAGGGGCGGTGGGCGCGGCTCAAGGCGCGGCTGAACCCGGTCGTCGCATCCGGCTCGACCAAGCACGTCCCGTGGGAAGAGCCACCCCCGCCGAAAGGCGGAGGCGTCGGACCGGTCTCGCCGAAGGCCGGACCCAAGCCGCCCGGTGGGCCGCCGGGCGGCTCGAAGGAGAAGCCCCGGGTCCTGACCGACGACCGGGTCCTCGCCACCCGCGGCGCCCGGACCCGACGACAGGACTTGGCCGACTCGCAGTGGGGACCGGCGGGTCTCCGCGATGACCCGCCGCAGACCGACGCGTCGTGGGCCGCCGGGTTCGCCCCCGGCCCGGAGCCGCTGGCCGAAGACGCACGAACCGCCGCCCGTGACCGCTGGCAGCGCCGCACCAGCCAAGGAGCCACCGTGCCCGGAAACAAGGATCCCCTCGGATTCCACAACGCCCGCAGAGGCGCCGACGGCGAGATCCACGACCGCGCTCCCGCGACCGGCATGGCACGACCGGCCGCGCCATGGGGCACCGACGACCCGTACAACGGCCCGTCCCGCGGTGGCGGCACGGGTGAGATCGCCGACATGCGCACCGACATGCCCCGGTTCGAGGCCACCGCCGCGGACGCCGCCGAAGACCTCGCAGCTGACTTCCGACGCCGCGCCGCAGAGGTCAGCGACGGCACCCCCTCGTCACAGGCCGTGAAAGACGCATGGGAGGCGCTCGCCGCACAGCAGTCCGCCGTCGCGCAGGCCACCGCGGAACTCGCTGGCATGTCGCAGCGGGTCGACGCGGTAGGCCACGACGCCGGGGACCGGTACGGCCACGACCCGAACTTCGGCAAGTGGGCGGGCCGCTGACCATGACGGGCAGGCTCGTTGTCGACGGCCCGGACAGGGTGGGCGCGGTCGCGTACACATTCATCGTGTTCGCGGTCAGCATCGCCGTGTCCGGGTTCGGGCAGCCGGCCATGTTCGGCCCCGTCCCGTGGGGGTGGGCCGTCGCCGTATATGGCACGTTGGGGGTGATCCTCGCCTGGGGGTTCCCCGTCCGCGTGTACGCCACCGGAGGCGGCGCCACCGACTGGACGTTCCCCCTGCCGGTCCGGGCGTGGACGGCGGCGGCCATGGTGGTCGCGTTCTGGGTCGCCGCCGGGGCGTGGGTCGGGTATGGCTGGGTCCACGGGTGGGGGTCGGGCCGGTACTGGATGTCCTGGCTGGGCGGATTCGCGGCGACTGCCACCGCGGCGGCGACGTGGGCTCCCCCGACGAACCTCGGTCTGCCTATGCAGCCGTACGCGGCCGATCTGGCCGCAGCCGGGCTAGTCCCGGCCGCGGACCCGTGGGCGCAGATCGTCGCCGCGGCCACCAAGGGTCGCGTCGCGGGGGTGACTACCCGGCGGGTCGACCGGTGGGAATCCGGCTGCGGCTACTCCGCGTACCTCACCCTCCCCGGTGACGGCTCCACCGACGAGACGCTACAGCCGTACCAGGCGGCGATCGCCGCCGTCCTAGACGTCCCCCGCGGCGGCGGCGTGACCGTCTTCCCCGACCCCGACGGCGGGGCGCGGGCGATCCGCGTCGACGTCCTCGAAACCGACGCGATGGCCTCGGCCATCGACTACCCCGGGCTGGACTGATGGAGCCGCTGACGATCAACGGGCCGATCCCGTTCGGCCGGCACCGCGACGGCACCGTCGCCGCCGCCCAGATGCGGTTCGCCTGCGTGGCGATCGTCGGCGAGCCGAACTCCGGGAAGACGATCCTTGAGCACAACCTGTGCTGCGGGCTGATCCGATGCCCCGACGCACTGGTCTGGATGGTCGACCTGTCCCGCGGTGGCCTCGCGAACGCCTACCTGAACCCGCTGGTCGACGGCGACGTGACGACGCCGCCGGTCGACTGGATCGCCACCGACCCGGGTGAGGCGCATGCGATGACGCAGGCCGCGTGCGACATCATCGGCCGCCGACGGGCGGTGTACCGGCAGTGGATGAAGCAGCGGCGGACCGACAAGCTCCCCCTCACCCACGACCTGCCGGCGATCTACATCCTGATCGACGAGGGGAAGAAGGTCACCGGCGCGCGGGCGGACCTGAAACTCCTCGCCAAGATCATCCAGGTTGCGGACGAGGGCCGGGCGATGGGCGTCCGCCTGGTCATCACCGGCCTCCGCGGCACCTCCGAGGTGATCCCGTCGGAGTTGATGGCGGACATCGGCTGCCGCATCGGCATGTCGGTGGCGTCCGCGGCGGAGGCGAACTACCTGTTCGGGTGGAACCACCGGCCGAACCCACGGGACACCCCGTACCCGGGGTGCGGGCTGTGGCGGCACGGCCTCGGTGGGCCGCCAACCCCGTTCCGCTCCTACGACCTGTCCGATCCGACGCGGATCGCGCGGCTCGCGGTGGCGTGTGAGCCGTGGCGGCCCACCCTGGATGAGCCGTCCCTGGACGGGCTCGCCCCGGAGCTGCGGGAGTGGTACCTGAGCCGGTGGGAACGGGCCGCGGAGAGCCTCGGTGAGCCCGCGGGCTCAGGCGGCCCGGCGGCGCAGGTGAGCCATCCCAGTGGCCGCGTGGTAAGCCAGTCGCCGAGCCGGCCTATGAGCGCGTTGGACCGGCTCGCTGCCATGCCGTCGCTGGACCAGGCGCTCAACCGGGTCCGCCGCGCGCGGACGGCTGAGGGGCTCACCGGGGAGCGGCTGGACGAGCGCTGGGCCGACCTCGCCGCGCAGCTCGGCGACGACCGCGCGGCCGGCGGCGAGGGCTGGGCCGACGACGGCGTCGCGACCGAGCCCCGGGCTCGGATGCTGCAACTGGTCGACGCGGCCGGCGGCAACGGCGTGTCCGGTCCGAAGCTCCGCGAGGCGCTCGCCGCCGAAGGTCACGATGTGCCGATGACGACCCTGTACCGGTGGCTGAAGGCCGACGCGGTCGACGGCGGCTACAGCGTCTGGCACTCCAGGAAGGACATCGCGCCGTGATGGAAAGTCCCACCGGCGATTCCCCGCCCCCCGCGCCGGCTCTGAGCGTGCCGCTGCCCGCCGGGCGCGGTAATACCCACGGCAATTCCCGCCGGCCGATGGTGTGGTGGGGGGTGCTGGCGGTGGCCGCGTGCGGGGTTGTGGCGACCGCTCACGGCCTGTTCGCGGTCGCGGTGGTATCCGGGGTGGGTGCGCCGGTGGCGTGCCTGTACGTGCCGATCACGGACGGGCTGGCGCTGGTGGCGTACGCGTCGACCGGCCGGCTGACGGGATGGGACCGCGGGTACGCGTGGCTGATCGTGGTGGTCGCGGCCGGGCTGTCGGGGCTGGCGCAGGCGGTGAACCTCGCCGGGCTGGGCGAGGTGGACTGGCGGCTGCGGTTCGGGGTGGGGTACTGGCCGGCGGTGGCGGTGGCGGTGGCGGCTCACCTGCTGTGGCTCGTGGGCCGTCCCGGGCCGGTGCGAGCCCTGGTCGCCGAGCCCGTTGCGAGCCCGTCTAGCGAGCTCGGCGAGCCGGCGACAGAGCCCGGCGGTGAGCCCGCGCCGAGCCCGGCCAGAGAGCCCGAGCGAGCCCACCCGGTGAGCCCCAGCGAGCCGACCAGCGAGCCGCCATGCGAGCCCTCGGCGAGCCCGCCAGGTGAGCCCCACCGGGCGCCTCTTGCGAGCCCTGCCGAGCCGGCCAGCGAGCCCCCTGGCGAGCCCGCCGCGATGGGCTCGGTGAGCCCGATCCGGCGGCAGCGAGCCCGCGGGAAGCGAGCCCCCGACCCGGCTCTTCTGGACTGCGACTGCGGGCTCGCCAGGTGCCCGGGGCGGGTGTCGAAGGCGGCCCGGACGCGGCACCGCGCGGAGGTCAAGGAAGCCGCCGAACTGGCGGGCCGTGCCCAGTCGAACGGGCACCGCGAGCCGGCGGGCGCACGGTGATCGCCGCCGTGGGTGCCGCGCTGGCCGCGTTAGGTGTCCTGGCGGCTGCGTGCGGCCTGGGCCGTGCGCGGGAGTTGCGGGGCGAGCGTGAGCGGGCGTCGCAGCGTGCCGGGCGGGTGGCGTTGGCGGGGCCGGGGTGGTCGGGGCGGTTCGGCCCCGACCGGCCCTGACCTACCCGCAGTAGATGCAGCCATTGGGGTTCGCGCCCTTACAGGCGCCGCATCCCCGGGTCGCGGAGGTGCGGCGGGCGATGGCCGCAGCGAAGTCCTCGCCGAAGTACTGGGCTGCCAGGTCGAGCGCCTTGCCCTCGTCGCCGTAGATGGTGATCGCCTCGGACTCGGTGTTCTTGGCCATCTTCTCGGTTCCTTCCGTTGCGCTCTCCCTGACAAGACAAACTTTACCCCTCCCTACACAGGCTGTCAATAGGCTAGGATAAAGGAATGGATGAGGACCGGATCGCGGAGTTGGCCGCACGCATCGACGCCCTCCGCGCCGCCCAGGACGGGCACCGCACCGCCATCTCCCGCCTCGCCGTCCAGGCCGCGGACGCGGTCGCCGAGCTCGTCCGCGCCTGCGGTTCGCAGCGCACCGCGGCGGAGGCGCTGCACGTATCCGAGGGCCGGGTGAGTCAACTCCTCGCGGCCTCCCGCCGGGCCGCATGACGGGGAGGTTCGGCCCGGACCGTTGAGCGGGCTGGTGTCCCTACCCAGGGCCGGACGGTGCGAGCCGCTGCCGGCCGCGCTTACCACTGGGCAGGGGCGCCGGCCCCACCCTTGACGCATCGCACCACCCAGATATATCCTGACGCTATGACAACCACCGCAGCCGGAACCGTCCCGCTGACCGTCTTCCACGTCAGCCGGGACGAGGGCGTGGGCTACGACGAGACCGCCGGCTACGTCGCCGTCGCCGAGGGCGAGCGGCACGCCCGTGCCCTCGGCGCCGACGTCAGCGGCGACCAGTCGGCCACCGTCTGGTTCGCGCCGACCACCACCGTCGCCCGCATCGGCACGGCCGACACGGCCGCCTTGCCGCAGATCGTCCTCACCGACTACGCCGGCTGAGCGCGGTGCCGGACGTGAGGTACCTGCTCGTGTCGGATGTCGCCCGGGCACGCCGGGTGAAGGTTCCGTCGATCTACCGGTACATCAACCTGGCCCGCAGGCACCGGGACGCGGGCCGGCCGTGGCCGTCGGACATTCCGATCCCCTCCGACGGGGACGCGCTCGTGAAGGGCGGACGGGTGTGGCTGCGGTGGCCTGCGGATGGGCCGATCGCGGCGTGGATCGCCCGCACCGCCGACCATAACCCCCAGACGAACAGGAAGGACGCGACATGAAGTACTCGGTCTACGTGCAGAACGTGGTGTCGAGCGTCGTTGAGGTTGAGGCCGACAACCCGAAGGCCGCAATCGAGGCCGCGTTCCAGTCGAACGACATGCCCGGATCCATCACTGTCGGAGCGTTCGGCGGAGTGTCTGTCGACGAAGGCGACTGGGAGCCGTACCAGGTCTACGACGAGGCCGGCGCGACGGTATGGAAGGGCGAGACGGCATGACCGCCACGCTGACGTGGGTTGCGGCGCCGTGTGGGTGTGAGTTCGCCGGACGCCACGGACGCTCCGCCGGCTGCCAGGTCATCTCCCGCGACGACCAGGGGTTCGCGACCTGGTCGGGGGTCGAGGTCGGCCGGCACATGGACCGCGCCCGTCGAACGCTCGACGAGTCCGCTGGCCTGTCCCGATTCCTGGCCGTCTGACATGGCCACGATCAAGCTGCGCCTGACCGACGGGCAGACCTTCACCAACGGCGCCGCGGTCAACGGCACGGTCGAGGAGATCCGGGACGAACTCAGCCGCGCGATCGAGGCCGGCGCCGCGGTCAACATGAACGAGCCCGGACGGGTGATTGTGGTCAACTCGGCGCACATCCTGTACGCGGTCGTGACCGCGTGACCGGGCCGGAGCACTACGCCGAAGCCGAACGACTGCTAGCCGAAGCCGATAAGGCCACCGAGCGCCCGGTGGCGGAGACGCGGGCGCTGTTCGCCCTGGTCCACGCCCAGTTGTCCACCACTGCGGCGATCGTCGACTGCTCCGGCCGGGTGGACCGGGAGTGGCGTGACGCGGTCCCGCACCCGTACCAGTCCGGGAGCCGGCCGTGACCGCGCCGATCCCGATCCGCGGCCCCTCCGCCGCAACGGTGGCGAAAGCCGGGCGGATCGTCGCCAACGGCGGCGTCCTCGTCGACTACGCCGAACCCGCCCTGTCGGCCCTGTCCACCCTGGTCACGTCCGAGTCCGGCGGCCAGTACGCGGTCACCCACGGCCGCCTCCTCGGCTGGCACTGCACATGCCAGGCCCGGACGGTGTGCTCCCACATCCTGGCCGCGACCTGCGTGGCTGTCGACGACTACGGGTTCGACGAGGAGGAGTTGACGTGATGATCGTCGGCTACTGGGTCCTGGTGATCGCGCTGATCGTGGGCGGACTCTGGGCATGCGTCACCCTCGCCATGTGGCCCGAACGCCTGTCGGGCCAGCAGCAGGACGCCCGACCGGGGATGGACCTGCATGACCGGGCGTTGCCGCAGCTCCGTGCGATGGCCGTCGACAATCCCCGGCTCGGCGCGCTGCTGGACGAGGTCGACCGCGGCCGGGAACGGCAACGGCAGCGTGAGGCCGGTAGTGAACCGGATGGGCGGTTCGGGCCGGGCTGGCTGGACCACATGACCGCAGACCGCACCAGCCTGCTGGCGCACTGCCAGCCAGCGACCGCCGCCGACCTGATCGGCCCCGCCCGTGCGCACCTCGCCGCAGGGCGCCCGCTGGAGGCCGGCCCCGAGGAATGGAATGTGCTGACCGGTCACCCCGGCCGCTTTCCCAGCCTGTACGGCGCTACGTCGGTATGCGTGTTCATCCCGGCAGGCCTGCCGGTGATTCCGGCGGACATCCCGCGCACGTTCCACGGCGGGGCCGGGCACTCGACGTTCTGGTTCGAACGCGACGGCGTGGTGGTCGGGAACCAATGGACGCCACTGAGGTTGCCCGCCGATGTCGTGGCGCCCCTGGGCCTGGCGCCTACGGCGCCAGGGGAGAGGGACCGATGACCGCCTTCGGATACGACGGAGACCTGCCCGAGACCGAACTGACCTGCGTCGAGTACGCGCGGCTGTGGCAGGCGCTGAACGGCGCACCCCGCGGCCTCGACCAGGGCCGGCTCAGGGTCCACTCGTCGTACACCGACGAGAGGGAGATGCGGACCGCGTGGGGATTCGCCGACCAAGACTTCCCGGCGGTGGCGGAGTGGTCGCGGGATGGCCAGCCTTGCCGGCACTGGCTGTTCGCGGCGCCACGGGACGTGGCGGAGGTGTCCCGGTGACCGCCCGCCTGGCCCCGCAGTGGGCTACCGCGCGCACCCTGGCTGACCTCGGTGGACTCGTCGCGCAGTGGCTCGAAGGGACCGTCCTCACCCAGCCCGGCTACCACGGCGGACCCGACGAAGAGACCGCGGAGTTGGTGCCGATCCTGGCCGCGGCGAACCGCGCCGGGTACGTCACCTACACCTCCCAGCCCGGGTTCGACGGCGACGGCTACAACGGCGAGCAGTGGCAGCAACGTCCCGCTGTCGAGGGGCTGGCCGCCGCCGAGCGGGACGCGGTCCGGCTGGTACGGGCTGCGGAGGCCGCCGGCCTGCGGGCCGTCGCCCAGCGCGCGTCGCGGTGGCGGTGCCGGCAGGAAACGGCGGTCACGGTGACACGGAGCGGGTGGTCCGGCTCGGTGACGTGGCTGCCGCGGACTGGGTTCGGCGTGAGGCTGTCCCGCCGTGAACTGGCGTCCATGTACGACGGATGCTCTCGGGACGCTGTGCGTGCCGTGCAGGCGGCGTGGCAGGTCACGCTGGTCGACCCGGAGTGGGGGCCGGGCGGGCGGCTGTGGGACATGCTCGACGGGTGGGCTCGATGACCGCCCCGGCGTCGCCTCAGCGGGTGATGGCCGACGAGCTACCCGGGACGGCGGATCAGACGTGGGAGGCCGCAGGCCGCCAGTTGGCCGCCCTCGCCGACCACGGCTACGCGGTCGTGTCCACGGTCGAACCAGACGACGAGGAGCAGGCATGAGCGCGAACTTCCAGATCACCGGCCCATCCACCGTCACCTTGCTACCCGCCGGTGTCCGCCTGATCTACACCGACATTGACGGCGACTCGATCTACGTCGCCCGGTCCGACTCGGGTGAGTGGCCGCCCGCGTTGCACATCGGCCAGCCCGACGCCACGCAGGCCGTGCTGATGCCCACCGACCCGGCTGAGCTCGACGCGCTCCTAGCCGCCATCCGCGACGCCGTCCTCGAAGCCGCCGACGGTCCGCCGGTCGTCGGATCGGTCGGTGACTGACATGGGCAACTGGCGGACCGTCAACGTGGTCGGCAGCGTCGCCCCGGCGGAGGTGCCTGCGCTGCGGGCGAGGCTGACCTACGACATGCACGGGGACGACTGGGGCGGGTTCGGGCCGCTGTCGTTCGACCCGGCCACGCCCGGCTTGTGCGCCCTGGGCGACTGGGTGCGGCCGGTCGTGTCGGCGTGCGGGAACCTCGCGGAGCGTGACTACAGCGTGGCGGACGTCGCCGAGGTGCTGGCCGAACTGGCCCAACTGGCTCCGTCGCTGCGGCTCAAGGTCCACTGCGGGGACGACTTCGAGTCGACCGCGTGCGTGGCGACGATCACCGTGGGCGGCGGCGGGGTCGCGGTTGGGCCGCCGGAGGTCGCCGAGGTACGCCCGGCGGGCGAGGGGCAGGTGCTGGCCCGGTTCGCCGGCTACCTCGCCGGCCAGTACGGCCAGCGGGGACGGCGGCCGTGAGCGACACCTGGACCAAAGGCCAAGCGCAGCACCTATACGCGCTCGTCTACGACGACCTGCACCTGTGTGGCTGCGGCCAGCCCGACGCGGCCATCGACCTGATCCGGCGGCTGCTCAACCTGGCCCCGTTCTATGACGACCCGGCCGCGGTGGACGCAGAGTTCGGGGGCAACGCGGGGGCGAAGCACATCGTCCTCAGCGTGCTGGACGACGCGGGTCTGATCGAACACGGCGGGTCGATCACGTCGTCGTGGCCGACCGCGAAGGGCCGCGCGGTCCGGCGGCTCCTGACCATGGCATCGACCGCTTCGGTCGATGACCTGCTGGCCGGGGTGGGCTACCCGCACAACGGCGAGCACTGCCCCGGCGAATGCTGGGCGGCGTGGGCACCACCGGAGGTGGACGGCGATGACTGACGACAGCCGACGACGGGGCAGCACCCGGCATATCGGAGGCAGCTACGCGGCCCTTGAGTTCATCCCCGGCCATGATCCGGCGCCGACGGCTGAGGAGCAGGCGGCGCAGCGAGCCGAGGGCTACGAACGGCTGGAGAGGTTGAGGCGGGCGGCGGCAAGCCTGAACGGGAGAGGGTGGATGTGATGGACGGCGTGGCGCTGACGGGCGCGGTGATCTTCCTGGCCGGGACGGTGTTCGGAGCCGGCCTCCGCAGCCTCCCGCCGCGACGACGCCAGCCCGCCGCAGTCCGGCCGGAGTGCCAGTGCGGTCATCCCCGTGCACTCCACGACCGGGCCACCGATCAATGCCACTCGCTCGCCTACGTCAGGGGCACGACCAGCAAGTCGGCCCATCACGCCCCGTGCCGGTGCCGGCAGTACGTCGGCCCGGAGCCGCTACCGTCGGTGTTCTCGACTGGCATCGAGCTACCCCGAGGGGAGGCCTGACATGGGTACACGGAGATTCGTCCGGCTCGACCACCGCGTCGCGACCACGGTCCTGGCTGATGTGACACCCGCCGCGGCCGTCGGCCACCGC